CCTCCTGATTATCGGTGGAATTAAAATCACTTTTTCTTTATCCCGACCATGCCAGACTTTTTTGTCGTTCAGTCCAAGATAATGAGGCCCAATGAAAACATCGTCTTCAACAATTGCATTCCTCGTGATAATCGCATGCGGCCCCATTGTGACTCTATCACCTAAAATACAGCCGCCTTCAAATATACAGTAATGACCAATAACGCAGTTTTTTCCTATTCTTGTATTTGCTCTCAGCACACATCCAACTCCCAGGAAAGTACCATCACCAATGACACAGCCTTCTTCAATTACCACATGAAGGCTGATTCTTGTGCCTTTCCCAAAAACCGTGCTTGGATGAACCCCTTCCATTAAGTTACCTCATAAATTAAATCAGAAAATAATTCCTGATTTTTAAAAAGATACTCCGGAAATGTTTCGTCGATCCGAACATATTTGACAATTCTATCCTTCGATCTTTCAGTGATGTGAACTCCGCCTTCAACAATTTCCTCTATCTTTCCAGATTCCAGGAGACTCGGATTATTCAATTCTGCATGAGCGCACGACTTTATTTTTTCCGCAATCTTCTCATGACCTCCTATCCAACTAAAATGCCATGCCCCATCCCTTATTGCCTGAAATTTTCTCTGACCATTCAACCATTTAAAATTGTGAAACCCTTCGTATTGGCCGACGATTTGTCCGAAGTAACCCATGACAGGCCCACAGGTATAATCTTTTGTTACAAGGCCATTGAGGTAGTAATAGAAAAGCCAAGGATCGAAGGTCACTGGACTTTTTAGATCACTTATAATCGCTTTGATTTTTTCGGCTCTTGGTATCTCATCCATATCAGAAAGGATAATAACATCTTCCGGCTTGGCTTTATCCTCAAGTAAAGAGAATATCAGACCTCTCTGCTCTCTCTCCCTTGCCCACGAATCTATTCCGGCCAACAGAACATTACCGTATATTATTTTATGCTCAAATGCTTTGAACCTCTCTGCACTCTCTTTAAAATAAAGCGGCTTCAAACTTCCTTGGTGTGTCTTTTCTGACTCAGCAATAACAAAGTAATCAACAACCGCATCTAATTCATGCATCCTGATTTCGAGCAGATCCAACTCATTAAAGAATGGAAAGCAATCAAATATCATGCCATCACCATCCAATCATCTCCAACCAATTTTGATCCATTCACACGGGTTATAACTCTTTCCCCAAACACCGCATTAACCGCCCTTGCCACTCCAGCGGGGTGATCAAAATCGTGCCCTCCAATCAAACCACCTGGCTTAATCATCGGAAGCCATGACAATATATCCCCTCTAACCATATCTTCCGCATGATCTCCATCGAGATAGACAAAATCAAATTGAAGACCAAGAATTTTCGAGACATCAGAAGACCATCCCTTGATAAAGATGATCTCCCTTTTACCATGCAATCTATGCCACGTCTCAGCAAAATTGAGGTTATTCATCTGCCCACCTGAGGCGTCCCATGAATCGATGAGAATCAACAACTTTGGATGAAGCTCATTCCATATATACTCGGCGTTGAGACCGCACTGAACCCCTATCTCTGCAATCACAAGATCATCTCTATTTTTGAAATGATTCTTTGCAAAAAGGATTGAACCACGAGGAGTAGCCTTAACGTCAGTGACATCTCCTTCAATCTTGAAGATGGTGCCGTTAACGTTAGATGTTAAAATTACCTTTTTAAAAACCTCTGGCATTCAATTGCCTCCAATCTAACTATATCTACGCTTAAGTAAAATAGAAATGCAAAACTTTAACCTTTTTTTAAATGGTAAACCCATAACTGCTTTCACAAAACCAACGTAGGTTTTATATACATTTATTTCGGCTTCTTTTCTAATCTTCTTCGATATTCTTCCGTTCACCTCATACCTCCTGCCAACCTTTTCGGATCCCACGTGGAGTTTTCAAGCTGCCCGAGATGCCTCATCATTGGAATGACCATAACCTTCTTCTTTTGATTGAAACCACAGTTTGGTGAGGCCGCTCCTTTATCAAATCTCGATCTGCTGTAGCACCCGGTAAACCAGACATCTAAATTTGATCCCTTTCCGTCACTTGGAAATCCAATCGGATGACCATCGGGATTAAATCTCGGCACCTGTCCTATCGACTCCCAAAACTTCTTCTCGGCTATAACGTTTGGGAAACCCTGAGAAGCTTTGATAAGTATTTTTCTGCTCCTCCAGTCGATTGATTCAAGGGTTGGATGCTCGATGCAATCAAAGCCTGAAAAAAATCCGATGTTGTATTTCTCCTTCAACTCCTCATATGCTTCAAGAAGAATCCCAAGCCACTCGTCTTCCAAGATCTCCACATCGTCTTGGAAATAACAAAGGTAAGGAAAATCTTCATAAAAGTTGTCATACCACTTGGCTTCTGACCACAGGAGATTAAACCCATATCGAACGCCATGTCGTTTCTTACTAAGCGAAACATGGCAAAGATTCTCATGACTCAATCGGGATAGGTACTCCGGAGTCTCGTCCGTCGAGCAATCGTCAATGATGAAGAGCCTGTAAGGAATGTCCTGCGTCTTTTTAAATAGACTATCTAAGGTCTTCTTTAAAAATTCAACCCGATTATAGGTCGTCATTAAAATATCGATCATTTCTCAATCGCCTCGGATACAAACATAAACTCTTGGTCTGGAGACCATCTTCTCAGAAGCATTCGCAAGTCTTTCTTCACCCAGTTGTCCTCAGCATCTCCTGCATGACTGTGCCAGGCGTCATACTTTCTTCCATAGATATAAAAGCCATTAGAACAGGACTGAGCAAAAGAATGAAAGTGTTTCCTATGAAGAGCAACCCACAATCCTAACTCGTTACATATCTCCACTCCGGCCTTGTTGATTCTCCATCCCGGTGCCTTAAATCCTTTGACAAAGGTCGTAAAATCAATTCTGGAAAAAAAGCCAAGGATCTCGTCCCTTGAAAGAAGCAGCATCTCATCGTTCGAGTTATGCTTAAATCCATGCACGGCTATCTCTACCCAGTCAAGTTTTTTCATCTCATTAAGATGATCAGGGCTTGTCTTAAAAGGAATCGTAAAAAGTGTGACCTTAAATTTTGGGTATTTTTCCTTTAGAGCAAACATCTCTTCAACACAACGATAATGCCTGTCGCTAAAATCATCAATGTGAAAAACTGTTTTTCCATTATTCATTCTTAAATCTCCATCCACAAACCAAGACCATACCTATCAATCAACTCACCGGTAATTTCGACCTTCTGATTATATCTTTCCTTATCTATCTCAAGTCTTCCCGAAAGGTTATTTCCCGTATTGGTGACGATACAATATGCAAAATCAAGGTTACGTAATGGTATAAAATCTTTCGCCGCTCGACCTTTAAAGAGAGAGTGGTCAGAATTCATATAGAACCACTCCGGAGATAATCTTTTGTTCTCACCAATTTTAAACTTCAAGGCATGACAGGTGGTTGAATAAGGGTAACGATGAATTGCCACCTCTTTCTTTTTTGGGTCAAACATATGACATGTCATGTTATAGACCGCTTTCACCCCTTCTTTTTCAAGGTCATGTATCCTTTTGATCGTGTCTCTTGCAAGCAGGTCATCAGAGTCCATCCGGAGAAGCCAGAAGTCCATCAGTCCTTCCTTGTAGTAGGCCCATCGAACGGCTTCAATTACCGAATTCTCAAGCTTTCGGCTCAGATCATCTTCTCCGCTTCCGTATGGGGAGGATTCATAAAAAATTTCTTCGTCCACGACACTCGGCCTCTTTAGTGGAATCCTTGTGAAAGTCATTTTAACATCAGACTCAAGAGCCATTGGACACCACTCAATGAATTGATCATCGGCCTTTGTCTTAGGTCGGTCGTGATAAGAAAGAAAGAGTTTAAAGTTCGCATCTGTTTGCTGTCTCAGAGAATTGATGAAACCTTCAAAGGTCTTCTCCATCATCTCTTGATCTGGATACATCCGCCTTGCTCCAAGTCCCGAAAGAATAAGGATCATCGCTTCACACCGCGCATATTGCCTCGTGAAATTCAGGAACCACCTTTACTGAATTGACTCTCTTCATTCTGTCATCGATCTCGAGCCAGAAGAGATACGGGGCTTTTTCCAACCACTCTCGAATGACAATCCCACTGGTCAGGTTTACGTTGAAACCTTTACTACCCCAACTTCGAGCTCCCACCATCTTATTCATTACGATCTCACATCCACAAAGTGCTGCTTCCCAAATAACTCGCTCATTGGCCCCCCATCCATCGAGAAGATGGACCAAATATTGATAAGCGGAATAGACTTCTGGCATCTTCTCATAGGGAACCATGGAGGATATTTTTACGTTATCCCCGTGCACAGGAGGTCCTCCATTGGATAAGACTGTAAATGCAATTTCCGGATGAGCGGTAATGTAGGTCTGAAGATTCTTCCATGATTTAAAATTTCGAACATTACATATTAGAGCTGTATTAGTCTTTCTCTCAATTGATGAAATTAAATGAAAGAAGTCAACGTCAATCGCAAGAGGAAGACAAATCCCCTCACATCCAAGAATCTGCCGATGATTATCTAAATGGATCGGCGATAAGAAAACATTAAGGATTGAATTTGCGAAAAGCTTTCTTGAGAACTCTGGCCTACTAAGTTCCCGGTGATCATGCTCATATTTTACGTAGGGCTTCATTCCATGCGAGATGAATTCATCAATGACTTTTATTTGAGAAGAATCAAAAGCCCAAATGTTATTGAAGATAACGAGGTCAGCCTTCTCAAACTCAGATTTTAAGTTGACAACTTTAGGGGTGAATACTGAGATGCTAAACCCGCAATCAATTCCTACCTTAATAACGAGTTCATTACTTATCTCTGCGCCGCCACGGATTGAGGAGTCCTGTATCCATGCTACCGTCTTTTTTTTTACACCCTTTGTTTCATAAGAGGATGTAAAACCACTTGGCAACATCATCTTGTTGTCATACCCTTGACCGGGTCCACTCCTCATGATCTTCCACTTTCCTGCCTTTTCTCCACGGTCAGCATCTTTTTGGCTATAAGTACCGTATTTTCCGTACGAACGGATAAGCGCTTGCTCAAGATACTCAACCATTATCAGACCTGCGTTATTAATCATAAGACTTCCTTCTTTGTTTCTTCTTCTTCTTATGATACACAAACCCCGAGCTTCCATTGCAATGGCTTTGTCGATATCGACAAACTTTCCGGCTGGATCGTTAGCTCTTAAAGCAGAGTCGACCATATCAATTCTCACCATACTGCCATCTTCTGTCGTTTCAAAATTACTTACATCCACCATATTAATCATGACCTTCATTCCTCACTAATAGATTAATAACTGGCAGGCTATTCAGACCCGCCTGCCAGGGGGCTAAGAGAAAAGAAGGCAGCGGAGAAAACTCTTATGACTCAGGCGTGCTGTCCAATACTGAGAAAGCAATACTCACGCCGGGTTTACCATCCTGCCGCATCACAAACCGAATGGCTGTTGCATCGTACTCAAAATAACGTTCCTTGCTCAGGTCAATTGTCATCTCCTGACGAACGGCCCACATATAAAAGCCAAGATCCCCAAGAATGATATCTCCCATGAGACCAAGACCAGGAACGTTTCTGGTTTTGGCAATCGGATAATCCAGAATGGTTGGAGTCTGCCCCATTGGATAAATATCTCGATACACAGGCTGCCCAACCGTATCCTTCTGCTTACGCAAAGCATTGAGGGTTGCCCTTCTGGAAAGCCAAGTCAAATCGATGAAGTTCTCATCAATAGCAGACTCCAGGTTAAGAATGTCGTCATACTTAACTTGGAGGTTGGTCGTTCTTCCAACTATGTTAATAGCACCATCTGCTAAGATTCCTGTCATCTGACCAAGCAACCCTGTCCCTGCAATGACCTCCGATTCAGTCTTGTACTGGAAGGCCCGGACAAACACCCCTGTAATGTAATTAATGATACTAATGGCTGAGTCCATAACCAGCTCATCAGACAAGGGGCAAAGACCAATCAGCTTCTTGGCAGTAAATTCCTTGTAGGTCAAGGAAGGCTCTGTGATCTTCTTGGAGGTTAACTCGTCTGGATGATAGAGCACAATGCCTCCAAAATATGACCCTGCTGACTGGGAAAGCTGAGGAATTCTCGTGGTCATAGAACCCATTGGAATTCTCCACAGCTTAGGAAGGATTGCAGACTGGGCCGTCGCAAACTCGATCACCGTGGCAAGGAATTCAATTGGAACTAAAGCTCCGGCGTCGGTCGTGGTAAGACCCGACATCGTATCCTTTTTATTCCAATCCATAACTTCCTTGTTCCAATCCTGCAACCCGAAAGGAGAACTGAACTTCTGTTTGCAATGTTCCGCAAACTTCTGCATCACAGGAGAGAGCCTTAAGAACGGCCCTCCTGAAGACATAAGCACTCTTCCAAGGGTGGCTCCATCCACCTGTCCTCCCCTCTTGTTTGAAAAATCTTTGTAGAAGAAAGACGTATCAACAACTGTCTTTCCTTCTTTGTCCATGAGGTTTCCATCTCCTCCGGTAAAAATTTCCTTCTTTTCTACTTCCAGAGCTGACTTCACCTCGCTTTTGATAGCCTGAACTGTTCCCTCTCGGATAGCTGTTTCAAGGGCACCCGTGTCCAGGTAAAACTTACTATCCTTTTCCACCAACTGAAGTTCCATAACAATTTCCTCCTTGAATTTTATTTTCTTACTTTACTTTCCCTCGTAGTCGATCCATCTCTTCCTTGACGATTTCTGGAATCTTCTTGATTACTTCTCCAATTTGGATGACTACGGGCTCAAGCATTTCGGATAACTGCTTTTTCCGGTCTTGCTCGGCTTTCTTCCTATCTCCTTCGGTAAAAATGACAATCTTTCTCGGTTCCGGTGGATGAACGGCTGGCAACTCTTTTCCCACTTCCGGTTCAGCGGGAGGAGCTTCTCGCAAGCCATACTTTACGGCAACCTGTTTAATTGCCTCATCAATATCCTTTTCAAACGCCTCCTTTTGTTCTTTTATCAAACTGGCACCAAGAGAGTGGACTTCGTATCTTTCAGTCTGGTTGTCCCACCTTATGGTCTGACCTCGACTATGAAAATGGTTTCCATCATGCATAAAATAATGCAGATCTTTTTCGTCGTGGCTCCCTCCTCCTTCCATCTCAGGTTCCATCATATGAAAAGCCCACTTGCCAGAGATGGAACCTATTTCCTTGCACTGAATCAAAGTCGCACTGCAATATTTCATCATCTCTCGCTCGACAAAAAGCCACATCTTCTGCTTCATGATATCTGCGTCTGTCATCCTTTGGTCAACCCAAATCTCCGGCTCAGGGATAAAGTCGAACACATAATGGTGGCCCCCATGAATAAAATCCTCTGTCCCGTTGTCCTTTCGTACTGCATCGGCATCCACCATAACAAACCCCACATCCTCGTCAGATTCTGGATCGAAGGGAAGCTCTTCTGCATCACCGTCGGTTGTTTGCTTATCTTCCAAAGCATCTTTCTTTTCCGGTTTCGGTTTATTACACCTTTTACACAAGCCTTTATCGTCAACTTCCCCGTCGCAGGAGCATACCTCGTCAGCCTTGCACTTGGGACACACATACTCAAAATCCAAGACGCAAGACTTCTCACACTCGGTCTTCAGGTCAAACATCTCCGCCCATGCAATCCCCATCGTCTCTCCGCACTTCTCACATTTCTCTGAAGCGGGTTCAAACAGCTTACACTTATACTTGTGATCCTTGATCCAGGCTCTGGCTTCAGCAGCCGTAAACTTACTCTTAGTCAATCGTATGGCCTGAAGCTCCACAGGCTTCCCACCCCCCTGAACCCCCCAGATGGCGTGAATGCCTTTGCCGAACTTATCGTTCTGACGCCGGATGCGAATGTATTTGTCTGGATCTTCCAACCGGCAGGCGTGCTCGTTGGGGTAGGGTTTCTCTTCCCAGGGGCCTTCGTCCTTCTTCCAACCAACAAGCTCTCCAAACCGATCCTCTTCCTCTGGAATCATTTTAAAAAGGAAGGACTCGACTTCTCCCGTCTGAGCATCCGGCTGCATCGGCACTCCGACAATTGAATACTCCAGAAGCTCCCACTCATAGACGTGACGGATATCTCCTTTTACTTCAACCTTACCCTCCATCGGTCTCCATCCCACAGACCAGTTGGGCATATACCCTTCGCTCGTTTTCTTAAAGAGCCTCTTGCCAAGGTCGTCGGGAAAGAATTGCGTCTTGCACTCGATACCATTTCTGTCCTTAAACTTTGCCACCTTAATTGAAATAGGTTTGGCTATTGGCTCCATCCCCATCTCACCCCAGCCATGTTGCTGAAGGACAACGGGTCTCCCAAACATAACCATGCCTGCCCCCTTACTGTTCTTGGCGGCATAGAGGATATCTCCTCCCCTGTCGGGCAACTCGCTGGAGATAAAGTGAACAACCGACAAATCCTTTTCATCATATTCCTTGATTTCTGAGTCGCAGACTTTTCTTTGGATAGCCATAATGTCCTCCTTTTTACTCTTCTTCTCCAACCTTAGAGTAGTAAATGGTGCAACGACAATTGATGTTCTCTTCTGCCAATGATCCAAGACCAGGAGCCTCCATATAATCCTGGCCTACTTTAAAATCTTCATCTACTCCAATCCCTTCACCGGAGTATTCCTTATCCGCTGCAAGGTGAGTTTCTCTGGTGTTATCATCTCGTGAGGATAGCCAGTGTTTTTGAAGGAGATCTTCCAACTCCAGTTGCCTGACCGACTCAAGATCTGATTTATTCATTGCTGATATTGTCTCTGTTCGGGCAATCAAAGAGGCTCGGTATTGTTCCCACGACTCAAACTTTCCCCTCAATGTCTCGGAAACCGTAACGATCGAGTCTCCTTCTGCAAAGCCTTCTCTTAAAATAGCTTCAATCTCATCAAATGTCGTTCCTGCTACCTCTTTAGAAAACTGTTTCATCCTCGAACCCAACCACTTGAGGACTCTTGGATCGTTGACATTAAACTCAACGGCAATGGCTTTACCTTCTCCTTGATTGGCGGCCTTGCCTGTAAAATTTAACTCCTCTATTCGAACATCCCCATATTCTTTCATGATAGTCTGGACGACTGGGGTAAACTTTTTGACCAAAGCCTCCCTTTCCTCTTTCTGATTTATATTGATGGCTCTGAGGTTGGTTTTATTTTCCTTCAGGTGTTGGCGTATCCTCTGACGTGACCAGCCTGCATATTGACCAACAACCTTTTTCCATTCTCTGTTAAGTCTCTGGATGACCTCCTCACATTGTGCCTTAAAATATTGTTGCATAGGGACAAGGAGGATCTGCTCAAGCCCCTCTTCCTCAGACGCAAAGGTCTTCCAATAAGTATCTTTCCTTTCATCTGTCCAAAAGGTTAGGTCAGCCTGTTTTGTCAGGAGTCTCTTTCCTTCTTCTTCCTCTTCAGGTTTCACAACGGGTTTGGGCTTAGAAATAGCTGGGCTACTCGATAACTGAATATCACCCCAAGTTCCCCACGGCCTATCTCCCCAATCTACAGGCTCCATACCAAGATTCTCTCTCTCCTGGTTAATTACAGTGACTTTAGTTCTGATTCTTGTTTCCATGGCCCGGAGTTCGTACTCTTGGTCTTCAGTAGATGGAAGCTCAAAGTCACAAGTCAGCCCTTGATCGTAGTCAGGCAGGAAGAAGGCTTCGATTGATTCTTCCATCAGCATGCACTTCGGCCTCATGCACTCGTGGATGAAGGTCCTGTCGAGCCCCGCCATATTGGCTCGATTGACATCCTCTACCAAACCCACCTTTGCAGGAGATAGGTCAAAGGCTGTGATGAGTTTATCTCTTGCAAACCTACCCACTTCATCAATCATAGACTGTCGGGCAGTTTGGCCAATCGCAGAAGCCTTGAGACCTGAATGAGTGATGAGAGTATCTCCTGCCTTCAACGAACCTGTATATTGCTCATGAATAGTCGCCTTCAACTCATCGACTTGATCTTTGTGAAGATTCTGGTCTGTCGTAAGATGAAGACCTGGAGTTGCGCCATGTTCAAAAAAGGATTTCTGTTGTTGCATCAGAAAAAGGTCAATATCGTAGGGATAGGTCTGAGCCATGAGAGGCGACATCCCCTGGAATGGAGATGCCGGATGAGGATAGATCATAGGGAAAACCTGCTCAGGAGTAAACTCCTGATAAATGTTTCCATCCCTGTATTCCCAATAGTCAAGGTCAGCCACACTGGTTACTTTAGCTCTTAAAGTAGCCCACTTGGTCAAGGGAAGAGGAAAGATCTGACGGGTCACGTTGAGGTTATCTCTGAGCTTCAACCAACCACAGAGACCCGACAACTCAAGCCGAATCATGGTGTTATACCAAAGCGTAAAGCGTGTCATGAACTTATTGGGTCTTGAGATGAGCTCCAAGAAAGGATGCTCTATCAGCTCTTCCCTTTCAAGATTAAGATTCTTGAGGAAATACTTTTGATCTTCCTCTTTCTCAAGCATCCGATAGTTTGCTTTCCACTGGACATCCCGAATGATCTTCCCCGTTTGTTTTGACCGATAGATGAAAAGCTTCAAAGGAATCATGGCTATTGACTTGCCCAGCTTATCAATACAGGTATATACCCATGACTTATAAGCATCCACCAGTTGCCAGTATTCTTTCTCTGGAGTAACCCCGGCTCCAACATTAGTATAGTAGGCTCCAACAATAGGAACACCAGGGGGAGGAGGAGTCTTATCAGGTTTGGCTATCTTAACAATCGCAGAAGGATTACGAAGACGATCAAGATACCCTATGGCAGTATTCACTTCTCTTCCTCCTTCTTCTGCTCATTAAAATGTTTATCTAAAAACCCCTTCAGTCCGTCCAAAGTTTCAAAGACATAAAGATCTTTCTCACTCTTTGTCAGATTTGTAACCTCTTTAGGATTAACAATCCAACCATTCACCACTCGCTCAATAAGAATTGGTTCTCCTGGAATCATTTTCTTAGTCTCCCTTTAGCCATCTTTGCATTGCCACATCTCTATCTCTTCCTCCTTTGATGACATGATCTTGATAGGCAATAATTTCCCCCGCTTGCCTCTCTTGCTTATGTTCCTCTGCCTTAGGAGTGGTAGATGCTCCGGCAAAAAACAAACCCGGTACAGCCCTTGCCGAAATCAAAGGCTCAAGCGCATACCTAATAGCGTCCCAACAATGGTTATTCTTGTCGATGATATCTGGAAGGACATCTCCGGTCAACTGATCGACCTTATGCTTGTAGGTCCGACTCTCTTCATCTGTATGGGCACAACGGGGATGAATGACAATCTTTTCAAAGGCTCTTAAGAATGAGATCCCATCCTCTACACTTCCCGGCCCTTTTGAAGCACCTACTACCCGGGGATAACCATGCCGCTGAAGATGTCGGATTGTATCGGGTCTCGAATTATCGGCTCTCGCCGTATGTTCTTTGGCCCCCGAAACTGTATCAAATTTCTTGGGTATGTCGTCGAGCTCAACCTCAAGACCCCAAAACTCTTCTTCAATATAAAGCCTGTTATCAAAGATCCACATCTTGATGAGTGTCACTGGATCGGTGGAGAAGCCCCAGTCTATACCATAATAAGGGCCATTCCAATCAGGAGCTGGGATGAAGGAATCTAAAATACATTTGCCTCTCATCACTTGAGAGCTGCTTCTCTTCTGAACCTGCCCATCCCACACATGATCGTAGGCGTCTTTGTCGACTCGAGCTAAGTAATCTTTTTCTGCCCGCAACTCTTTCGAGAGCCAGGGATTATCTCTCCAACTTGTTTCTACAACCACTGATCCTGGAAATTCTTTCAAGATCGCTTCACGGTTAACAATAAATCTTTTGTATGTAGGATCTGTTTCTTCGTGAGGATTGAAGGACACCCAAAGCTCTGACCCCGACTCTCGTATGGTCGGAATCAGGATAGACCAGGAATTCTCACTGACCTTTTCTGCTTCCTCAACCCAGCAGATATCGATCCCTTCCATCGACTTTATCTTATTGACGTTATTCTTGAGTCCTGCAAATATGAACTCTGTGCCCGTGATTCCTTTTATCTCAATATTAGAAGGATTTGGATAATAATCCTGAAGACCTGTTAGCCTCATCTGGTCGCAAAGAAGCTGGTGAACAGATTCCTTGATAGAGTTTTGAAATTCCCGGGCACATAAGACCCGAATACAAGAACGGGCTCCTTTAATAAGGAGTGCCCTTGCAAACGACCAAGACTTAACACCTCCTCTTCCTCCATAAGCCACTTTATATCTGGCAGGATGAAAAAGAAACTCCATCTTTTCGGGAATTTGAATTCTTGCTATATTTTGTTGTTGAAAATTAGATTGTTCAGCGAGTTGTTCTTTGACCATTAATGCACTGCGGGTGAAACGACAGGTTGTCAATCCTTTCCTCCGTTTTCTTTTATCCCATTTGACTTTACAAACTCAACCTCCAGCTTCTGCAACGGGATCGGACCACCACCAGGACCCGCTATCCTTGTTTCCTTTGGAGGAAAATGTCCACTAAGCTCATGGGCACTTATCCGAGCCTTCTGTCGAATTGACCAATCAATCAAACCCTCGGAGTAAATAACCTTATGGGTGACAGATTTGACTCTCTTCTTCGTTTTCTTGTCCATGCGAAACACACTTACCTTACCCAGAAACTGTTCTGTCTTAAAAGCATTCAGCTCTTCCTTGAGTTTCTCGGCCAACAGATCCCATCCTATTCCTCTTTCTTCCAAGGCTAACCGAGAAACATCAACGGCCCTCTGTGCTGCTTCCTTACTCTGCTCTTTCGTAGGTTCATGACCTGCCATACTCATTAACCCATTACCATTTATCTATTGTTGTTACAATCACACACAGGAGTATATAGGAATAGAAGAAAAAAATCAAGACATCATCTTGAGGGAGTTATGACATTAAGATGAGAACCCGGCCGGATAGTCTTCCCTGACTACACCTATTTGTAGGATACACATTGCATCTATAAAAATCTTGCCCATTCTATCGTTTGAATAAACCTTTTCCCCAACATTGATTCATTTCTTTTTCATCTCCTTACATTTCTTGCAAGTTACCTTTTCCCAATAAAGACTAAATTTAGAACTATCTATTTTGTTATTACATAGATTATAGATACCATGACAGGAACAAGCCCCCTTATGGACTATCTTCTTTTTCATTTCATCTCCCTTCTGTTATTCCCGGAGACTTCATCCTTTTGGGATTATTGTTGGCAAACCTTTCAAAGGCTGAGATTCTTTCTGCAACCCCTAAAATCTGATAATCCGTACAGTTGGCTTTGACGGAGAGATGTAAATAGGCCTTGAGCAGGGCTACCGCAAGATTATCTCTTGCCCGGACCAGAATCAATGGTTCATCATCTGGGATTGGTTCTCCATTTGATGTCTTTATAATCTGTTCCCCTTCAATATGAAACTTTGGATCTATAACTCTCATTTTTCCCCTCCTATTCCAAAAACTTTTATGCCAGAGTTCAATTCTTCCTTTTAGACTCTTAGAAGTGGCCTTTGACATACAATGTTCTTCGTAGGCTTCGTTATCAAATGTTCTAATTCCCTCCTCCAACTTCTTCACCCTTTTCTGACTTTGTTCCAATTGCTCAAAATATTGTTTAGCCCATCTGGTTTCACTATCTCGCTCTGACCCTAACTCCTCAATACGCTTTTCTTTTGCATGGAGAGCCTTGCAAACCTTCTCATAAGCATCGGCGGTTGGATATGGTTGTCGGTCATGTAAAATTGCAAGTTTAAGTTCTCTCTCCAACTCCTTCACTTTATTCTCGGCCATCCCCAACCTGTCTACCAATTTCACTCCGTGTCTTGTATCAACCATTCTCAACTTCTCGTTCTGTTCCTCCAACTTCTTCACCCTTATCACTAAATCAAAATGGTCAGAGGGATAATTCTCCTTTATAAAATCTTTTAACCTCTCACATTCGGAGAGGAGAAGTTCGGCCACATGTAATATTTTGTCTATATTACCGAATATCTTTTGCTCATCTTGGGATTGTGAAACATCTATTGAGTGATTAAGGGAAGCCCTTGATAAAGCCAAAACATTTTTCATTTCATCATTTGTCATCTTCTCGTCCATCTTTTAATACCTCCACCTATCTCTTATCCTGTGTTTTCCACCATATTCCCACGGATATATTCATTTCTTCCCTTTTTTTATTTTCATACCAGTCTGCTAAACGTCGTAAATTTTTATTTAACTTTTCCCATTCTTTAATTGTTCTTGGTGTAGGGATCATTGCTAAAAATGATTGCATCCTATAATTTTTAAAAAAACATTCCAAAATAACCTTCTCATCCATCTTTGCCTTCTTCTCATCCCGAGGATGTACAACCAGAAATTAGTATTAAAATAACGATGATTAAAAATCCCAGGAAAAACCAGAAGGAGTTACAGGTCTCCTTCTGACATCCTTCCCATATTATTCTTTTCATCTCCGTCCCTCCAAAGGAAAAAAGGAAGGGGATTGTTTACCCCTTCCTTACTCATATCCTTACTCATATTTAGAGTTTAGTTCTTAAAATCCTGCACCCGGACATAAATAATGGTGTAAAGATTTGAAGATTTTGAACGACCAACTTGTGGCATAATCCCGCCAGAGGCACCGGCTATAGTTGAGTTGTTCCAATTTGGCCAACACCGTTTCCAGAAAGACTACCCCCTGTTGTCCACGACTTAGCACTGGCTGCTTCACGGATCTGATATCTCACCGTTTTGACATTCAATTTCTGGACTTCATTACTTCTCAGACCTTTTAAAACTTCTTTATAGAGGTCTTTGAATTTAATATCATTTGACTGCCAAAGCACATCGACGATACAATCAGAATTTTGCAAAGGAAGAATCACTCCGCAACCAAACTTAGGTAGCAGGGTCTGAACATCTCTTTCGTTTGGAGAAACAAAGTTCAACTCGCCAGGTCCAACTACATTCGGAGCAGAACCGACAGCAACCCGACTCGGAGCCGTGATATTAATTTCCTGACTGGGTGCAATTACCTGATCATTATTCTGGTTCTGACCTTGCCCTTGACCTTGCTGCTGTCCTTGTATCTGTCCTTGCTGTTGTTTATTGATATTTATATTTTTATTGTCAATGTCAACAGCCCCCCTCTCAATAGTAGCCGTAGCTGATGGAGAAAATGACTTATTCCCAATCCCCACGTTGTTGCCAATATTAACATCGTTGTTAATCTCAGGTTTCACCTGAATATTTGGATTCACATTGATGTTCGGACTAATTGTTGAATTTAAACTCTGCCCCTGACCTTGCTGTAAATTTGCCCCTACAGGAGACAAATTACCCGTATCAGGTCCAGTAACAGTAACCTGTGCAAATGCAGGAACCACCATAACCAGTATCAAAAACATTGTTAATGCTAAAATCTTTTTCATGTTTCACTTCTCCTTGTAATAGATTTGTTAAGTTAACATCTCAGATCACTCCAGCCTTTCGTCTCACCTCCTTTATCCTATATTATATACAAACTTCAAAATTTTGTAATGTTTTATGAAGTTGTTAAATCAAGGTTGAAATTTATATAACTTATGATCATCTTCCACCAACCTAAAATAATCTGGATTGTTTGGATCTTTGGAATGATGACCATTCAGGAGTGATACTATTCTTTCTCCCCACCAATTGTCCACCTTCTCCACTATCAATTTGTCACTTATGTTTTCTCTGTTGAAGTTATCTACCATTATTATTTTCATTTTTTCTCTCTCTTAGTCTGGCAACAATGCAATCACCTTCCACATTATCCACACCAATGTAGAGATGAAAAAGGGTTCACTCATTTCAAGTAATAAACCAATCAGTAAATATCTCATCCTTCATTTCCCTTTTAAATCCTTTTTATGTTTTTGAGTTTTTGAATAACAAACTCATCCATCTCACCTTTACCCTTTCCAACAATATCACAAAGCCCCACAATCCACTCGACCAAAGTTGCTCTGGCAATAGTCACCTTCCCACACAAACGAGCATGGGGCATTTCATACCTTTTGGCTATTCTTTTCATAACCTGAACACTAACCCCACACGCCCTGGCTATATCATGCCATCCTATAAGAATTAAATGTTCATTTATCATTTCCTTTTACCCCGTTTACCATTCCCCCTTCACTCCAGTTGAGTTTTATATTGTGTGGCTTTCTCCATCACAAGGTTTACATATCGATCAGGTTTTTTGCTTACAAAACCACCATACACAGTAAGCACCTTTTTCAAGTCACCATACTGCTTTAACAGATCCCCAAGATATGTTATGCCAATCCTTACGTTCAAGGCAGCATTATGCTTACTTCTCAACCCCAACAACTCTCCCCCTGCATACATATTCCATGTCGCAGGCATAATCTGCATCAACCCCCTTGCCCCAACAGTACTAACTGCATCAGCCCGAAACTCAGACTCTACAGCCACAATGCCAAGAACCACATGAATTGGAACCTCGCTTGATCTTGCCTCATCCATTATCACATCGGCTATCTCAAGAGCCTGACCAACAGTAAGAGGTTTATTGCGCAAGATTTCAAGAAGGATATATTTACTTTGCCTTTCTTTTAAATGATATTTCACCGTTTGGTAACTGCCTCTTATTAAATCCATACTCGCCTTTTCCGTCCATTGGAAAAGAAGAGAAGTAATAAGCAGGGCAATCAAAATCCCATAAGCAAACCGTGCTCTCCTTTTAACTCTTCTCAATATCTTTTCATGAGTTTCTTTTAATATAACAGACATTGTCTTATCCCTCCTGTTTTTAGATTTTAAATACTTCCTTGATTCTACCTATAAATGACTTGCTGATCCCCTGATCCTCCTTTGCTTCTCTCACATTCTCTGGCCTCACAGATGCAGGGTGAATATATTCAATATTGACCTCCAACCCTTTTTTATCCTTATAGACCTTCATTTCTCCAAGATTTTTAAATTCTTTTTTCTTCCCTTTTATAACAAGCACTGCCGAATGGTCAAACCTTACAATCGCTGTCGCCTTTGGTTTTCCATTTAACATCCTGAAATCAACCACTTTGTACCATCCTCCTTTTAATATTGACTTGGGTCATTCCTTCTTTGTCCTTCACAAATTCAAAAACCTGATCCGCCCCTTCAATCTGATCTGGGATATGAGAAACAATAAGCATTTGCAAACCCAAACTATGACTTATAGATTTAATCATTAACGCTCCTCGTTCCGGTAAATCTCCTCCCTTCAGAAAACGAGCCGGCTCATCCAAGAACATAATATTTCGAGTTCGAGGACATTGAAGAGACCACATAGCAAACTGCAACCCCAAAGCGGCTACATCTGCTTCCCCTCCTCCACCGCCATAACGAATATCGCCAGACCCTCTTCCATCTGACTTTTGCCAATGGAGATCACATTCTGTTTTTCCTCTCCTTAAAACAAAATCCAATTTCAAAGACCAGGGATCGTCAAACACACTGGCCTGAGCCAAACTAACCAACTCTCCAACCCGATATTCCAACTGTTTCTGAGTCTGACGGGCAACCGCCTGAATGATGACCTGAGCCTGCTCGGAAAAAGAGACCTGTCTCTCAAGTTCCTTTGACAGATTTTCAAGCTCTATAGTCCGACGTTCAATGATATCTCGTTCTCCCTTTTTTCGTTCTAAAGTATGACGAAGGGCTTTTAAGTCAATCATTTTTAATCCCCCATTTGATTTTCATTCAAATCTTACCCCCAGGAATAAATGGCTGTTTATTAATTGTCCCAGCCAATGTTTTCAATGCTTCCTCCAACTCTTTCCTTGCTTTTGGAATATTCTCAATCCACTGCCAACTCCCTTCTCCCTGCTCCCAAACATACTTGGACAACCCACAATCATCACAAACAATTATCCCTCCACCGTCCGGCCAATCCTCACCATGAGTTTTTAGATGGAAGCAGACAGATCTCAACTTAGTTCCAAGCTCTTTAACGTGATCCTGCAAAGCCGTATACCTTTTCATGTATTGATCTTTCCAATCCGGTTCAGAATCAATCCATTGTTGAGCCTCAGACAGTCTGATTTCCAATTCCTTAACTTTCTCACACTGATCAAGGTCACACATCATATATTGATTTTTAGTTTTCTTCTTATTGCCAGGCATACGCTTTCTCCAATTCTGCAACCCCCTGTTCCAACTCTTTTTCAGACTTGGAAAGCTCGGCATCCATTTGATCAAGCTTCTTCTTAGCTTCCGCCAAAGTCTTAACTCCATACTGCTTCAACTGACCATCCAGTTGCTCAAGAGTTCCACGAAGCCGGTCAGCTTTGGACTTCGCTTGATCGATCTGTTCTTTCATCTTCAAAAGTTTATTTGTTTTGTCTTCTGTTGCCATAAATCAATTCCTCCCTTCACATTCCTTTTTATATGATTCAAAAAAGACAGGATTATTGTCAGGACATATTTTCTGATAACAATCATCACAAACCATATCACATTCACTTATTGGAATACTTCCAAAATCTCTCTCAAGTTCCTCTTTTGCTTTTTCATCATTCCATTCCCCATCCACCTGAAAATCAAAAATACCTCCGCACTTCGCACATTTATACTGTCCTTCTCCTACTTCATTTTCTGTCGCCATGAACTATCTCTCTCCTTATCTTTGTTTCCAATAAAAATACTCGCCCGCAGACACGACATCTCGACTTTAGTATTGATTCACTGTCTCCCTTTCTCAATTGAACCACTGCTTGATAACAGAACAGGCAAACAGATATTTGTTTATCAGACATTTTGAACTACCTTTTCATCCTTTATTCATATTTACTCCAAATGATTTTCTTATATAACCTTTCCCAACGATATTTGCCATTAGCCCTCCCATTACAAGAATTACATAAGGTAATTAGATTAAATTGAGAGCAATTATCTTTATTATGGTCAATATGATGAACAGTTAACTTTTTTAATAAACGATTACAGAAAGGATTTTGACATTCATTGTTATCCCTGTCTCTTATAAATTGTTTAAGTTCTCTATTGAAGGTAAGGGGATAAGGGAAAAAAGATATTCCTCCTCTCCAGTTAGGACTTTTGTCTCCAAACTTTCCTTTATGAAAAAGACTCATTTTTCTTTTCGTTTCTCCTGAAAGAAATCTTCCCTTCATAACTTCAGATATTTTCTTTTTATGATCTTCCGTAAGAGGTCTTCCTTTCAATGCTTTTGACAACTTTCTTTTTGTCCTTTCCGAAAGAGGTTTTTGAGATTTTCCCTTTTTAGCTATTGACATTCTTTTTTTAACTTCTTCCGAATGAAGTTTTCCTTTCATCGCATCCGCTATTCTCTTTTTATGTTCTTCAGAAAGATGTTTTCTCCTCTGAGAAAAACTCATTTTCCTTTTTGTATCTTCTGACATTTCATAAGGCTTCCTCCCCTTCAAAGTATTGCTTATTTTTCTCTTTGTCTCTTCTGATACTTTAAAACCTTTTTTCATTTAACTAATCTCTTTTCTTTTTGATATTAACTCGGCTTTTCTTTTGAACCAAGCCAAAGAATGAAACCCCAACCCGTAATTCAATCCGTTTATAAATCTTCGGCACATTACTTCTGATGAACGGTAAACATAAATATAAGGCGGAATTAGAATTTTAACCAAGTCGGGATATTGATATGAAATCAACTCAACTTTCTTCATCTCAATATTATCTCAACAAAACATACAAAACATAAAATAAGAATCAGAACAACAATGACAGGAATCCATCTGCGCAACATGCCTTCATTATAACTCTTTGCCCTCAATAACTCTGCCCTTCGCTCAAGATACCAATGCTCTCGACTTTCGCCTTTCATCAATGGTCTTTCAGGAGGAGGAACATAACCCATTTTAGTATTCTCCCTTCATTTTGGCATTGCCGCCCACACTTTATCCTGGACAGGCTTTCTGATCCGATTACTTTTAAAATAGGACTCAAGATTTCCTTCAAACGATAAACCTATCTCCACTTCCTCTGACAAACGAGACACGTAAGCTTCTATCCTTTCATCCTTCGCTTCCTGAAGATCAATATGCGTCCGGTCAATCACATTATCTTCTATTGGAAGGTAGACAGGTTCACAACTTTGGCCGTCCCATAAATACACACAAGGAAGATGATCGAATTGATCCGTTGTCATACGTAAAATTGATCCGGGATTTACAAGTAAGCGTCCTTTATCTTTAGCAATAAAAGATTTATGATTATCACCAGAATGGATTATCTGAAAACATTCAAAAGACTTTAACAAAGATAAAGCAAGACTTCCTTGATCTTCTTGCCATTTACCCCTCTGTGCATTAAACACCAACTGATGAATCATCGCTAAACGGGGTTTATCTCCCTTTCTAATCCTAACCCCAGAAATCGGTATTCCATAAGGATAAGCACAAACAATGAAATCATCAAACTCCCAACTATTTTGAAGATCTTCAGGACCGAGTAAGGTAATAACTTCTGATGCATACAAAACACCAATAGCACAATTCTTCCAAGAATCTAACCGATGATTTAAAAGATCATGTTGACCTGGAATAACGAAAATTTTCAGATCCTCTGTAACTTTTGAAATAAACCATTCTAATAATCTGCAAGACCACTTTGGAGAATGCCCTAAATCTCCAGCCACTAATATAGGACAACTAAACTTTTGAGCGAGAGAAAAAATGAAATCAACCTTCTTCTCCATTGCCTTAAAAAAATCATCTGTTCGACATATTGGAACAGTTTCCCTTAAATGCCAATCAGACGTTAAAATAACGAGCGATTTACGCAGCATATCTATATCTCTCCAACATTATTTCTTGATAAAAATTCTCCCAAAATTCTCGATTAAAATTTGCTCTGACATTACACGAATAGCACAAGGTTATAAGATTTAATGGGTCACAATCTTTCTTATCATAATTTATATGATGAGGACATTTCCTTTTTGAAAGTCCCTCACAACCAGGATTCTGACAAATATTCTTGTCTCTCTCAAAAATGAAAAGCTTAAGAGTCTTGTTAAATTCTGGAGTATAAGGTTCAAACGACTTTCCTCCATGCCATCCAGAAGCATTTTCTCCGATTAATCTATTTCTAAATTCAGAAGTCGCCCATGCATTTTTCATAAACTGGCGAATTCTTTTCCTGGTTTTTCTTGTATGTTTCCTTCCAACCCAAGTACGCAATTTATCCCGTATTTCAGGACGTTCCCTAAGAGCTTTAGCATTACCAATTCTTATTTTATTCTTATGATCTTCTGAAAACACTTTCCCTTTATGAGCATCCCCAATTTTTCTTTTTGTTTCTTTAGATAACTTACATCCCTTTCTTGGAGAAGATCTCCCTTTACAAGACTCGGACAATTTCCTTCGAGAATCATCCGACCATTCCATTCCAGTATGAAGCTCTATATGTTTCTTTTTTCTTTCAAATGTCCATGCTGCTTTTAACTTTGCTTTTGTTTCTTCGGTATGAGGTCGAGAAATCCCTCTTGAATTATGGCCAGTTATAAATCTATTCCATCTTTTCTTTCCTCCTCGATTCCAACAAACCTTCTCACCACATCCACATAAACAAAATGAAAGCTTTCGACTAAACTTTTTCATTTACATCTCCGGAGGATTTGGTGCTGGACCACTTGTCGGTTTGATCCCTCCCAGCACTATTTGCTTTTTTCCAGACGGAATAAGTCTTGTTTCATCAAGCCATACCCATTCATCTGGCTTTCCCTTTTCTGTCAGTGTTCGAGAAATGAGTCCGTAGTGATTGCAACCCGTAAAGTATTGCGTTCTTCCCATTGCCACACCTTCAAAACCAGTAACAATGTCTTTTAAAACTGTTCCGAGTGCAAACTGAAATGGAATTGTCATCTTTTTCTCCTTTTTAATAAAAAGTGAACTGATTCTCCCCTCTCTATTTGTTCTTGAACTTCTTTCACCCTTTCAACCAAAGCAAATGTGCTATGCTTCATTATCTATTTCCTTATCCCTTGCCACAAAGTGGACAAATGTCAGGCATCAATCGGGTAAATTCTTTTTGTAATCTCTCACCCTCCTTTTTTATTTGAATCAATGATTCAGAAGCCTCGGAGACAGACCTGATAAGATCGACCAATCCCATCTTGTTTGTCCGTGATTTTCCTATACTAAAATTCAAATTTTCCAGACGTTCAAATTCTTCTACAGCCTTCAATAACCAATCATAAGAAGCAATCTCCTTTTTGGTCCTACCATGATCAGAAACCAAATCAAAAAAGGCATAATACTTTTTCCTTTTATCTCTGATTCCTTCTTCCAAAGCCAACAACCGCCTGACCTCTGATCCCATATCCTCCAAAGGAATCAAGTTCTCTAACTCTTTTCCTGCCTTTTCATACTGATCAATGATAGCTGCCAATTGTTCCCATTGGGTATTCTGCTTTTCAATTTGAGTATGAAGATTGAGAAGTCGATCTACTTCCTTTGAAAAAAACAATATATTCTGAACAGCGACTAAGACAATAGCAGTTTGCTCATATTCCTCAACAATAGTTTGAACACCAATCGCCTCTTTATTTAAACATAAGATCCTCTCTTGCAGCTTCTCCAATTCCACCAACTTCTCGTCTGCCCCTGGAAGCCAATCATACAAAACCAATTGCTCCTGAGTCGACTCTAAATCCTTTTTTGTCTGTCCCAAATCTTCTTTTTCTTTGCGCAAGGTAGAAGCAATACTGCTAAGAGCTTGATCAATAATATCTAAATGAGCGGCTTTGTTTAAATAGCGAGCGACTTCCCCTGACGAATTTGAAATCAAGAAAGAAGGATCGGTCTGAGCCTGAAAGTTAACGTCCGACAAATTCAATAAATCAAGTACGGGTTGAGGAGGAGGGCCTTTTCCAAATGCCTCAAACTTCTGTTTATCAATATAATAATAATTTTCAGAATCAGTTCTAACCCGACCAATCCGTTTGCTCTCCTTCAGGGTAATTTCGACTCGGGTATCTCCGCCCCACCAAGAACGATACTCATCCCCCAGAGGGCGATTGCGAAAAAGCCAATCCAACGATTTGAACACAACTGACTTTCCTGCTCCAGTCAAGCCAATAAGAGCGTTGACCCCTTCGTGAAGATCAAGAGTGGTTTCACTATGGCTTTGGAAATTTTGAATTTTAATTTGGGAGATCATTTATTTTCCCAAGGCATTGGTCTATCCCCTAAAGCCCGACGATAGCAAATATCCACCCAATCATCCCAACTTGTTGTCGTAGTCTGAGCAAGATCCCTGATTTTTTCTTCAAGAATCTGACGACCCAAGTTCTTCCTCGCCAAAAGAATGATTCTAATTTTATCTTCAGAATTAAGAATCATTTCTCCATCACCAAAATCTCAGTATATCCCATACGACTGGAAATGTCAGAAGGCCGAATTACCTTCTTTTTTGTTTTAACAATTGGCAAGACTCCGGTTGGATGCTCTTTCAAATCCTGTTCAATTCGAGTATCAACAGAATGAGGATAAATTCCCAGTCCTTGCCAAAAAGCTTGAGCCAGTTCATAACTTCGAGCAAGAACAACCGATTCAACAAAGCCATCACAATTTTTAGCCACAAAAATCGGCATTATCTTTTTCCTACATAAATTCTTCTTCCGTATTCGGCTATTAAAAGCGCATCTGCTCTTCCAACATCCATCTTACGACTAAGTCGATCAACAGTTTGAGGAAAAAGTTGCTGTGCCCTGATCCTTGCTGCATCTTTGTCTCTCATCCCCTGCATCAATTCCTTCTTCCACGCCTGCGGAGTTACAAAAGTATATGGGATATGTAAAGCGCAGAGAATCCCAATCCACAGACCAAATCCCATTCCAAATCCAAATGTTGAAACAGATCCTTGATCTGGCATAGAATGAACCTTCTCTATAAAACAATGTGCAACACGAGACTTAAGAAGTTCAAGATCTTGAGTCATCTGAGCAGGAAGATATTCCAACTTCGTCCTTTTGCCCTTCTTAACTGTGATCGTCGGAGTATCGTAGAAGGAAACCACACCCCTCTCAATCGCTGCTACACATCCAGTTACGCCAGGATCTATCCCTAAGATCATTTTTCAATTTCTCCTTTCAGAAAAATATCAAGCCGCTCTTTATCAACATACCAACGGCCTCCAACTTTCTTTCCTAAACAGTATTTCTTAATCCACGTTAACAAAGAAGTTCGGGTGCAAGAGATACCACTCTCCTTGACTATCTCCATTGCCTGATTGGTATTGATCCAATCTTCTCTTTTTTGAATTCGCATTTTTATTAACCTCTATGCCGGATGATATTCACTTTTCTTTCTTCATCTTCCTCTTCAACTTCCACATAATCAAGAAGCCCTTTGATTCTTATACAAGATTTGGAAAGCATCTTCCTTTCTTCTTTGGACAAATTTCCTAAACTCTTTCGCATTGTTGGTAAAAGTGGGGTTGCAGGTTTTACGCATATCATCAACCCGCTGAAGGTTTTCAATATCCAATCAATCCAAGAACTCAAACTTTGAGCTATCTCTATATCATCCTGAATCATTTCTTTATCAACTAAGAGAATCCCATTTTTATCATGGATGATGCATTCTCCATCTCTTCTTAATTCCCTAAGTCGATTCCTCACCGTCTCACTCGAAACATCAAAAATCTTCGCAAGACCATTAACTGTAACCTGCCCCTCTTCATCAAGAATATCTAAAACTTCTTTCGCAGTCAGCTTCTTGTTCATTTAAATACCTCCAATCTTTTCATTAATATTTTAGCTTTGGCCGTAGCTTCTTTAAGAGCAATCTCATCCCATTTCTTAGGAGGTTTCTGAGGCAAGATGCTAATACAACGATCAAGCGCATTAATATAAATAGTCTCTTCAATCGTAATCAAAGCCTTTGATTCAGTCCTTTTACTTTCCGCACCCTCATGTCTTTTCTTTTCCTCAACATGCCGTATCTCATTTACAACAGCCGTCCTCGTCGGGATGTCCTCATTCTCCCTGGCCTGAGCCTTCACACGCTCGACGATGTCGGGATGCTTAGCAATGGCACGGGCAGTATGGGCACGACGCGAGGTCATTTCTTGAGGTAATGACCTTTGGCCAGCTCCTGCCCTTTGTCGGACTTCTTTTGTTCCCATTTCTTCAACACTCGGCAACAACTCCCCAATCCTCGTCTCAATATCCAGAAGCATCTCACCTGCCTCCTGGCCGTCTTTGAGAGTTCGCTTTCGTTGTACCTCGGTCATTTTAAGCTGATCAAACCCTTTAATCATTTGCCGATAGAATGTAACGGCAGTTTGACCGATGAAAGACAACGGCACAAGATCCTCCATTTTTGCAGGCAACATCCCTTTGGCCTTTACGATTTTAAATATTTCCATTGCTTCTTCTCCTTTCATTTAAGCCTCCCTTTTCTACTGAAATCTTGGTCTTCTAATGACTTGAGTATTTGCCTCTATCTCCTTCCAATATCCCTCAACTACATCAACCAACTTCTCATAAATCTGAGGATCATTATCGGCTGCCTCAACTAATTGCTCTCGACTAACCTTCTTATCAAAACTTTCTCCAAAAGCAATTTGAATCCGATCCGAAGGAAGAAAATCAACCATGGAACCAATATTATCGAGTCCATAGTCAAAGAGAATATCCACCTCTGCCTCCCGGAAAGGAGGGGCTACTTTTGAACGTTCAAATTTAGCACGGATCGTTACTCCATAAACCCGCTTCTCTTTATCATACTCTTTCTTCAAACGACCAGCCGTAGAAAGCCACGAAACTTGGTGGGTGTAAAAGTCCAGAGCCTTGCCCCCGGCTCGTATCTGCTTCTTCTCGAACATCCCAGCATTGATATTATCCCTGACCTGACTGATCAGAATGAGGGTAAAATCCTTCCCTTCCATTTCGGAACAAAGATTATTGAAGAGATCAGCACTGAAATATTTAGCCCTCTCAGTCCCAGTCCCATAACTCCCTTTTATCTTTTCAGCCTTCTCTCCATCAGCCAGAGGCTCATCCTTTTTAATTGACTTGTCCAACCTAACTTTTCCAGCTTCGGTTCCAAGAGAATCGATTGAATCCAAAATCCCGAGAAATTGTTGTCCCGGTTTATGAGCGCGAACACACCGAAAGACGTCTCTTCCCCACTGCTCCGCCGTCTGGCACTTATCCGACCAATCAATGGACTTAGAGAATGATGGTCCATACATTTTTTCAAGAGGAAAATCCATCACAGTCTCTTTATTCCAATAGACAATATTGACCTCTTCAACCTTCGGAAAGAGTTTCGTCTTGATCTTCTTTCCATAGTAATGAAGTTGAGCCGCAGCCTCAAGGGCAAGAAGAGTCTTCCCCGTTGATCCGTCTCCAACCAGATTAATGATTCTCCCTCTTGCCCATCCTCCATCACGAGCCTTCTGAGAAGCTGCAAGATTAAGAATAATAGACCCACTATTGATAAACTCAACTCTACCTTTCTCTAAAACAGGAGGAAGAGTATAGGCTCTATGTCTGACTTGATCGACCGTAGAAGAGCTTTTTTGGTTTGAATTCCCTCTTGTTCTTGTTTTTTCTGTCACCTATCTCTCCCTCCTGTCTATTCTATCGACTTGATTACCTTCTTCTCGTCCGGCTCGACGAGGCTGCCGCTACGGGCTTCTCAGATTCCTTTGTAGCTTTCTGTTTCTCTGCTTCTGCTTCCTTCGACAGCTCTTCATGTCGTTTTAAGCAGGCTTCATAAACCGCTTGATCGCAGGCCTCGTCTTTGCAGGCCTGAATCTTACCACAATCAATACCCAACTTCCCTCCCGCCGGACATTCATCCAACTTTGGAGGAACGACTTCCTTTTCTCCTCTTGTCCGAACCCCTTTAGAAGCTTCTGTTGATGGAGAAGACTCTGTTCCTGATCTTGTTCTGCTACGAGGAGCTTCATGATCAACAGGAGGAGGAGCTTCGGGTTGTTCGGTCCCATCATATCTCTTATCGTCTTCTCCTTCCAATCCATAATGAGCCACACGAATTTCTTCGTAGGTCGGAATAATTAAGGCACTGTCGAGAGAAGGCAATTTGCTAATTACCGAATCGTCGTAAGGATCTCGTTTATGAAAGGTAATTCCTTCCGCCTCAATAAACGGGGTGCTTCCCAACTTCTTTTCTCGGCCTTTAAATTCAACCGACCGACCATCCTGAAGATCCCAAGGAACAACCATCCCTCCTTCGTCAATAGTGACTTTCAGTTCATCCAGAAGGTATTTCTCAAACATCTCATAACTGATCTCCCAAAGCTGAAAGCCTTTGTCCGGGTCGTCATAGTCAAAGATGATATAAAAGTCTCGCCAAGAAGGCTGGCAACTTTTGGCTCTCTTCTCATCAAACTCCCGGCTTCCATCTTTCCTTTTTTGAAACTCCGAAAACATTTCTTCACAAATGGGATCATTCTTTCCCAAAGCCTCCCGAAGACAAAGCATCAGATCCTTAGCAGGACCAATATTACCATGACGAGCAACCTCCAATTTATAATCACAATCCCCTGGATCAAGACCCGTTACGACTCCGGCCCGAGTATGAAGGTTTTTATACCAGGACTGAGTTACTTGCCACGGCATGATATCAATATAATTCTTATCCCTGCCGCTTCGAGGAGTCCAAACCGGCAACTTAATCATCCCCAAATCAAGGATGCTTTTGCGGCCCAAGCCTCGACTATCTTTGTTGACCGCTGCTTGGTGGGTTCTGTTCTTTAGTTTTTCTTTCCAATCGCTCATAAAAATCCTCCTTTTTTTTGAAATAGAATGAAATGAGAATACTGGCGACTACAAGAACTAAAATCGCCAATCCTACGACATGCCAAACATTCATTCCTACCCTCTTCGCGAACGAGGCCGATCACCTTGACCAGACTCCTGAGAAGCCGGCTTATTCATCTCTTCCCGCATCCGACTTGAGACTTTACCCCTGGCGATATCAACAATTCGTTTTCCTCCAGGGATGTCTCTCGGTTCTTTCGGACCAGAAAAATAACTTCCTAACCACAACTTGACTTCATTTTCTAAAGCCGATCGCTTGTGATCAAGAGCCCGAACCGCAGACTGAAGCATGTTCAGTTCATAATTAGCCTCGGTCAAGTCATTAACCCCCTTCTCATATTTAGGCTGAAGAAGAATAGTAGCCGCAATACTTGCTTCCTTAACATTTTCCAGTTTGAACTTAGTTGGATTCTCTCTAATGTCCCGATCCAATTCTGCTTTTATCACCTCCAATCTTTCTTTTAATTGATCCCGCCGCTTTTGAGCCTCGGCTGCCAATAAACTGTACTTCATATACAGTCCAGGTTGTTTCAGCCATTCTTCATCCAAACAATAAGGATCAATGGCAAGATCTTGTTCGTAGTTAAGTTCTGTCATTTTTAATTGTCTCCTTTCTTCCCTCTGGATGGTGCTTATGAAGGATGGCTTTTTTTATAGGGGCTGTTCTAATGAAATGATTAGTTATCACCTTATTATTTTCTCCTCCCTTTATCCATATTATATAGAAAAACAAATATTTTTAAAGAAATTAAAATGGCACTACATCTTCCAAATCCACCATCGACCGATAGACCGCAAAAACAAAGCCTGCCTTTCCGGTGTTATAAAATGGTTCCTTAAAAGCATCATAAATCAAAGCCGCTCTCGCATCCTCTTGCCCTTTCATCATCCCTGCCGCAGCCAGACCAATTATAGCCCTACGCGGAGATTCAGGATTAGAAAGATCCACTTGAGCCAAAAGAACAGAAAGTTTCTTCCAAGAATCCTTTTTCATAAGCCCATTATAAAGATCTAAAACTTGTTTTTCCGAATAAGCAAATGAGATAATAGCCCCTTCCATCTCCTCCAACTCCATGTCGACAATTTGATCCAAAATTTTGAGTGCATCACGAGGACAACCGTCTGAAGCTTCTGCAATCTTCTTCAACATCGTCATTGAAATATGATCAACCTTCTCTTGCTTCAATACACGTTGGAGAAGAAAAATCGTTTCCCTTTCAGTTAAATATTGGACCTCAAACGTATGACAACGACTACGGAGAGCAGGAATCAACCGAGAAGGGTCTGTCGTGCACAACAAAAAATAAGCATGCACCGGAGTGTCCTCCAAAGGCTTAAGCATTGCATTTTGAAAGTCTCCAGTTGTCATATGAACTTCGTCCAGTAAGTAAACCCGAGATTTTCCCATCATTGGTCTAAATCTTGAACCCTCCATAATTGACCGAGCAGTTCCAATGCCCCGATCGTTAGAAGAATTGATCTCAATAAAATCATTTCCACGACATTCAAGTAAATCAACAATGATACGAGCAATCGTAGTCTTACCACAACCTTTTGGTCCTTGAAGCAAAATCGCATGAGGCCAATCACTCTTTCGTTCATAAATAGATTTGAGACTGGCAATAGTTGACTTATTCCCTAACATTTCATCAAAAGACTTTGGCCTGTAATCGGTGTTAAGCGGCATAAGTTATTTACTCTCCTTTCATTTTTACACTCATTTTTATCACTCCTCAAATTTAATCTTCGGTATCGATACCTTCCAGACCATCATCCTCTCCTCATCAATCGCATATAAATCGGCTTCATCATTTAGAGATTCCCCATTATCCTCCCTTGAACGATATAGATAGATAGCCGCTTCTCTTGGGGAATCAACGATCACTCTGATCTGTATAGATTGAATCATTGATGATTTGTCACTTTTCGTTACCAATAAGTAATGCATTTTAGATTTATTCCTTTCTTGCCTTATTAAGAATTTCATTTTCTTCCGGGGAAGCATAATCAACACCAACTGTATAATCATGGCATTCCCAAACCTTAAGCCACATTCCTTTAAACCCAGAAGGAACAAAATGAATAGAATACCCATCTTCCTTCGGAGATAGATTCGTCTTCGAGAAACAAGATGTCTTCTTCACTTTCAACTCAAACTTTTGCTCAGGCTTTCGGACTTTCTTTTCCATACAACAACCCCCTTTCAACTTCATTCATATGATCAATCTCTTTTTGAACTTCCTGATTAAACCCCTCTATTGTCCGGCCAAGATGCTTGCAAGTATCTTCAACCATCTTTTTCCACCAATCAGCAGCATTCTCCAATCCACCAATACAAACGGTATTAGCTATCAGAACCCACCACGGATGAGCATTGGCATCAAGACATTCCTTACAGTAGGCACAGGAAATTGGAACCGCAGGAACGCAATAAACTCCTATCGCCTGATTTTTATTACAAACTTCGCAAATAGGCATTTGAACTTTCACCTCAAACTACTTCCTTCTTTTCCTCTTTACTAATACTTCCAGTCAATGCTATGACCTTCATCTTCTGCATAATCTCTCCCCCATTCATCACCAAACAAACTCGTGGGGATTCAAAGAAAAGAGAAAACCTTTTAACGAAACCCGCCCACCTGATCATAGGACTCTTTCCTTTAACTAATTGAACCATCAGTCCTGTTTTTTCTTCATTAGAACAAGGAAGAATACCAATCTCCTTAGTCTCCGAATTGAAAAAAAGGCGAACCCTTTCGCATTTCAAAAGAGAACCAGACCAAAAGCTATCTCCCAACCTCAGATATTGATTTGAGGCAATCACACTATCTTTCCAATCTTCTCGCCGTTCTTTCACAAAATATTCTTGAAAGGCCATAATCAATCTCCCTTCTCTTTTTAATTTCTATCAGTATAATCCTTTCTGCTCTGCCAACCGAACCGGAACCTCTACTGTATTTGACCATTCCCGAAAGTCTATCTGGCTTTTTGGAAGCCAATATTTCTTGTCTTCTATTCTTATATGTATAGCGTTTGGTCTATTTTCTATCAGTTCATCAAATATAACCTCAACCATTTCCCTTGATCTCGATACAATCCAGTTTCTTCCCATATTACCTTCCTCTCTTCTTACTTATAAATATATTATATAAAAAAACTAAAATTTTTGAACCTGAATTTCTAATCCTTTTCTTCCATTTTTAACTTTACCTTTAAACGAATAAAACAACCACCAATTCATTACATCCTCAGGGGTATTCCACTTAATCTTTCTTCCTTGATCCAATGCTTTCTCTTTCCGACTTTCTAACATCTTTCCAAAAGCCCTCAAATAAGCTTGATAAAACTTTGGATATTCTTTTGCATCTATAAGTCTTTGTTTAAGAGGCTTCTGAGGACACATTAAACATCCCAACCTTTTTCTTCCTCTATCATACAAACTGCAATATAAAAGTTTTTGATCTTTTAGAAAACTCCAAACATCTCTTTCTGTCCAGTCTATTATAGGATTAAGATAATGCTTCTTTTCATCCTTGAAACATGTCTCAAAAACTCTTCTATCTTTCCTGGCCGAAGACTCTTGACTTCTTACCCCCAACATTACTACCCCTTGGCCGTGTCTTTCTTTTAAATATCTGCAGCAATACCTTATCCTTTTTGTCGGAGGAAAATGATTCTCAACAATTAACTTCCACATCGTTTTTTCTGGCAAATCTCGTTTAACCTCGGGATAATTTTTTCGTATAAAATAAACCAATTCTGGAGGATCAACCCCCGTAATATTATAATGAGCCTCAAAAGGAACTTCACTTATCTCAGCCAACCTATAAATCACTTGAGAATCTTTTCCTCCACTAAAGCCCAGCCAAATCAAACTTCCATCTCTTGGTCGATGAAGTTTGATTCTTTCTATTGCCATCTCCACTTTGCCATACACGGAAGGAAAAAAACCTTTCACTTTTTCTTTACCTCTTTATTAAAAGCTTCTGCAAACACCTCTATTCCTTTTCGAAACGGGTCAATATTAGAACGCCGATTACGAAGAACTGCCGACGGATGAACACACCAGACAACCCAAGCCTTCACTTTTTCAACCCACTCCATCTGCCCACTTATAGAAGTGATGCCCGATTCTCTTCCCGTTAGAGCATAAAGGGGCAGATTACCAGTAGCCAGAATCAAGCGACAATTCATAGAGAAGATTTCTTTGATCATCCATCGACCAAAGCATTCATCAATTTGCTCTTTAGAAGGAGTCCGACTTTTTGAAGGCCAGCACTTGCAACAATTTCCCACATGAATCATACGGCGAGTAATTCCATACGATTTCATTTCATCCCAAAGCAACTGCCCGGCATCTCCAACAAAACCCCTACCTCGTTCATTTTCGTCCTGACCAGGAGCTTCTCCAAGAGCCAAAGCATTATACATACCAAGAGATGAAGGCACAACTTGACCTGCTTGCTGATGCAGTGGACAAGCAACACACCTTCTAACAGAAGGATCAATTAACATCTGCTTCCTAACGATCTTAACTTGGCTTCTTTTATCTTCTTGCTCTCCAATTGAATATTGGAAATAGTCCAGAAGGTTTTCTGGTCTGGCAGATGGAGCGGGATCAAACGCACAAATATCAATTAACAACTTCTCTAACTTTCCTTTTACCTCAAAAGTTTGTGACTCCTTTAACCCAAAAAAACCTTTCCTTGCTTTTTCCGCTACAACTGTAGGTCTCATAGAAACACACTTATCAGCTTGGGTTTCTCCTATTCCTTTTATCTCTACAAATGGCATGTAAAGAAACTTATCTCGGGCAATCCAACATCGAACATCTGAAATCCCAACTTTTGGAGTGACAATTGTCATTCCTTTTCTTTCGGCTTCCTTAACCACACTTTCTTTTTCAGTCCCATAAGTCAACTGAGCGCAAAAGAACTCAGTTGAATAGTAGATCTTTAGCCATGCAGTCCAGTAACCAATCATTGTATACTCGACGGCATGAGCTTTTACAAATCCATAACTTGCCCACTCCTGCAAACCCTGCCAAAACTTTTCAGCCTGCTGTTGAGTCAAGGTTTTCTTCTTCCAACATCCTTCCAAGAAAGCTTGCCTATAAGGTTCAAACTCTTCCGGGCTCCTCGTCTTACTAATAACTTTTCTAATTTGATCTGCATCTGAATTACTGAAACCAGCCAGACCCGTCATCACCTTCATCATTTGTTCTTGATAAATAATGACGCCATAAGTATCTTTTGTTATGGCTTCATAAACATGATGTAAAGGTTGCCATTTTTTTCCTTTCTTTCTCTCAACATAAAGCTCTGTCATTCCTGATTCCGCTGGACCAGGACGAGCCAAAGCAGTAATGGCCACCATATCTTCAAAACTATTAATTTCTATCTTCTTACATAATTCAGTACAAGAATAACCAGAAAATTGAAACACACCAGAAGTATTTCCTTGAGAAAGCATCTGAAAAACCTTCGGGTCATCTAAAGTCAAGTCTTCGTACTGAAAACTAATTCCTTGAAGCGCCAATAACCGCTTTGCCTCATTTAAAACAGTCAACGTGCCTAACTTTAAAACATCTATCTTTATCAAGCCATTATGTTCACAGTCTTCCATATCCCAATTACAGACCAAGACGTCCGCCTTCTGACAAAGATTTCCACTTTCTCCTCCCCTCAAATCTTTAGCCGACAAGATAAGCCCCGCGGGATGTTGACCCCCAGTCTTTATTGTCCCTTCTAAAATACACATTAAACGAAACTCTTCTGGATACTTTTGGGCAAAATACTTACCTTCTTTTGTTTCCTGTCCTGCGTCAGCAACAACATCTTCCTCATGAGCTTCTGCTCGAATAGACTTGGCAAATGTATCTACATCCCAAACAGGCAAATCAAAAACTCGACCTACATCTCGAACGACTGCACGTCCTTTCATACGAAGAAATGTGCTAATACCAACCACATTATATTGACCATACTCTTCTTCCAAATGTTGCCGGACAAGATGGCATTTCACATCCTCAAAGTCCAAATCAATATCAGGACAGTCAATTCGATCCTCACTAATAAATCGTTCAAACAATAGTCCATAACGCAGGGGATCAACCTGGGTTATAGTGAGCAAGTATGCAACCAAGCTCCCCCCGACTGACCCCCTACCGGGACCAACCATAATCCCTTTTTCTCGACACCATTGAACAATCTCAAAGACCATTAAAAAATAACGAGCAAATTCTTTTCTATAAATCATCTCCATTTCGTGAGCATAACGAGCCCGATATTCAAATTGCCACTGGCCACTCTGCTGCATCTCTTCTGTTTTAGCAGAACAAAACTGAGCAAGAATCTCATCAGCTGTCATCTTTGGAAATTCTTTTTCATAACGGGTTTGTGGCAGATCCATATTTTGCTTCGGTAACTTAAAATCCCAGCACTTCTCAGCAATAGTCATCGTGTCCATCATAGTCTGATAATATTGAGTTCGATTTAAAACTCCCTGTTCCTTAAACATATGGATCATCTCATCTGCTGTTCTCAGATAAAGACCATCAACTTCAAATCTCCAACGATCAGAATCTTTCCATTTTGCTTGCCTCTGAACAGCAAGCAAAACTTCCTGAGCCTTAGTATGTTCGGCTTGAACATAATGACAATCATTTGTAGCCACAAGAGGAATTTCATACTTTCTTCCCAAATCAAGACACATCTGATTAACAGTCTTTTGCCCCTCTGTTAAATGAGGCATAACTTCCAAATAACAATCAACCTCCCGAACCCTCAACTGGAGGAGCAACTCCTGTCCTTCCGGCATCAATAAAAATGAAGTAGCACAACCAGTCAAGACAATCAAACCAGAATTAACGTGCTCCATAAAAGCCTGACTATCTATACGAGGACGATAATAAAAACCCTCCAGATTAGCAATTGTAAGCATCCGAGCAAGAGCCTGCCAACCAGACAAATCTTTAACCAGCATGGTAATATGACCATGAGGAGCTTTTCTTTCCTTCTTCTTCATATCCGAGACGAGATACATCTCGCAGCCCAAAATGGACTTTAACCCAACCTTTGCACAAGCTTTCTGCCATTTGAGATGAGCGTCAATATTTCCATGATCTGTTACGGCCAAAGCCTTAAACCCCAACTCCTTAGCCCTTTCAATATAATGCTCCGGCTTTCCAAGACCATCCAGAAGACTGTGCTCAGAATGAACATGAAGGTGAACAAAATCCGAGTTACGCATTTTATTAAATCCTTTTTCTCCTCTTTCCCAAAACTCCCCTTTCCAAAAACACGTCTTTTAAGGTATTATTTTTTAGGGGTATGATACTTTATATAAGGTTTGCCCCGATCTCACCTTAAAAGACGTGTTTTCCAATGAATTTGACTATAAATTCAATGATTTCATCCTGAGTTTTACCCGTTTTTTCACCCGGCCAAGCCCTCTCAGACCCTTTTTCCCCAAAAGTCGAAGACCTCTGGGAGAAGAGTCAATGCAGCCTTTTTCCCAAAACCGGCGAAAGGCTCTGGAGAAGGTAACTCTTCCTCTCTTCGTCCTTCTATCAGGATAGGGGTTATCTCTTTTAGAAAGCCCACAGGAACCTGCCAATAACCCTTTTTTATAAGCACAAATAAAAGCTTTACTGTTTGTCTGCGGAAACATCGGCCTCTTTCAATTTCTCTTGAACACACCACCAAGACTTCCAATCAGGCTTCTTTCTTAAAATAAAAAAGTAAGACTCCAAATGGTTTTTGATCTTCATCTCTTGATTATGACCCAGAAACTCACGCTGAATAGTATCCGCAAGGTATATTTTCATTTCTGCTTTTTGATCCACAAATTAAATGTATCAATTAAATTTTTTAAATTTCCACTATCTGATCTATCTCTTTTCTTCAAACCTTGCACACAATAAAAATAATACGAAAACAATCGACACAAAATAAAAGTTTTGTCAATCAACTCCTTTTCTCCTTTTGGCCCTCCGCCAGAAATCCCGGCAAAATATATTTTCATACACAGATTTTCATACACAGATTCTCATATCAAAGAGATCACATGCTCAAATTTTTCGCCACCAAAATAAAGCTTGTCGTCACTAACCTTCATCTCCTTCACATGAGAAAGAATTTCAATAAGGGCTTCAGGTGACACCTTGACCTCAAAATCCTTCTTCTTATAATCGACTTTAAACTCTTCCTCAATCCAGCCCAAAGCTCCTTCCCCCCGACAAGTCAACTTACCTGACTTATAAACTCTGATCTGAATTAAATCATCTACTTCAGTAATTTGTTGCGAGAAAATCTTTGCTCGATCAAGTGATTCTTTCAACCCTTCTGGAATTACAATAGAATCTCCTTTCTGAGTAAACAACCCCCACACGTCTTCTTGTGGATATTCACCCTCTATAACCCGGCTACTGAAAATTACTCCATCCGCATTCTTAAAATGAATCCATGCTCCTTCCGCTTCTATCACATAATGAGTTGGAGAATGCTTTGCAAGCTCCTGAGCAACAGTGGCAGGAAGAAGAAACTCAGGAAGTTTGGAATCCATTTCATATTTTGTTGCCCGAAAATTGTCCGAAGACAAAACATAGTTGTTGTTGATACAAAGGCAAGTCAACTCTTTCATCAGCATATTGCGATCGGCTGAAAAAGAGCAAAAACGAATAGCGTCAGAAAAGTTCTTGGGTAACATAAACCATCGTTTTGTCTTGATGATAATGGCAGGGCATTTAACTTCAGCGGCCGTGACTATTAACCCTTTTATTGACCCTTTCGTTTTCTCAATAGTAATGCTTAGAGAACCTTCACTTTCACTTAACTCAATTTCCTGTGACTCAATTTTAGAAATGAGCTTAAAAAACTCATCGGCTTTGATAGCCAAATGAAACCCGGACTTGAAAGGATAACTAATGGCAATTCGATCATTATACGTACGGACGTAATCATTATCAAAAATAAAATGATCCGTCTGCTCAATGATCGCCTTATCCGAAAGCGCAGGTTTTACCTTGGAAAGGGCCTCAAACAACTCACTCTTTTTTACTTTCATCAGATAATTCCTCCCTTCTCATATTTTGAACATATTTAGAAAGAGCGTCCGTTGACTCATCTCTACAAAAGAAAAAGGATAAAAGCCGACATCCCGCCCTTTTCTTACAAAGACTTTCTTCTTGAGAATGTTCCATAATCCAGGTAGCAAGATAAATCCGCATACTAAACTGTTTTCTCTCTTTCCATAAAAGCAACAACATCTTTCTTTTCACATATTTCTAACCCCTCTGCCCTCCGAAGGATTTCAAGACTAAATGTATCTAAACGATACTCATAACTAATTCCTTCAGCATATAACTTATTAGAAAAACGTAAGGCATTTCTTAGCCTGCCATGCTCTCCCGAATCTCCATCGTGATTATCATCCAGTTTAAAATAAACTTTCATCCCCGTTTCCTCATCTTTTTCTCCCCAAAATAAAATTGCAAATCCTTTTTAAATGAAGTCAAAGAATAATAAGAAACCAATCTCCCTCCTCTCCTCCTTTTTCTAACCAACTGGACTATCCATCTTTGACATTTCCTTGGAGATATATTTTCCCCCTCCAAAATAAATTCTCATATCAAACCAAATCCCTTTTTTGATCCCTTAAAAGGCCACGGCCATTCAGGCAACGATTTCTCCAGATCTAAGAAATAGATGATATTCATTTCATCCCGCAGCTTATAACTATTACAAAGTCCTTCCTCTATCTTCAACTCCACTTCTTTTACTCCATTTACCTCATCCCCGTTCCACCGCTCATCCTTCTTAAGTTTATAAGACACAGGCTCCATTCTAAACTTCGATTTGCCAATTTTATATCCCTTCTCCTCAAAGTAATGAAGAATAATTTTCTGCACTTCAGGAGTAAATGTATCAAAATGCTGTCCCTCTTCTTCTTTATTAGAAGAACGGGAAGAGACAGCTACCTTCCAAGAGTTCTCATCATAAATCCACTTTCCTCCCTTAAAACGAGGAACAAAAACAGATCCCATTCGAGACGTCATGACCCAGGAAGTACTATCGACACTGTACCACGGATAACGCATAATCAAATCAAGAGACGTCATTCCAAATCCGTGGACTTTTACTTTTGGCATTCCATCATCCCCACAGATTATACCAAAACAATTATCAAAGTGTTGTTTCAATACCCCTCTCTCTGCACCCCTTGAAATCTTGGCAACTCCACCCAAAGCAATGAAGCTATACTCATCCACATATTTTCTCAGCCAATTGTAAGGCTCTTTGTGATGAAAAGTAATTATCGGATGAAGTCCCTTTGACTCCATATACTTCTGGTTCTCATACGTCTTTTCTGGATTACCAATAACATCCAAGCCAGCGTATACATCAATCCACTCCTCATTTTTTTTTATGAAATCGATGTATTCGTCAATATCAATTTTTATTCCCTTCGTCCATGCAGAATAGGCCCCAGAATCCAGAAACAAACTTATTCGTCCTTCTTTTCCTCTTATTCTCATATAAGAGCCCTCCTTAAAGCTCCAATTCTTTGTTGATCCAAAAGATCAACATAATTAAAATAAAACTTAATGGGGTTGACAAAAATCTTCTCCGCTGAGCTATTTATCAATCCCTTTTCAATTGCCTCATTATAGTAATCACAATAAACGACAATCTTTTCATATGTATACTGGGAGAAATACCAAGAGACTATCTTCATTAAACGCCATTCATTTGGTAATCCTGAGTCATACCAAGGCATGATAGACCACAACTCCATCGGGACAAGACCAAGAACCCCTGTAGCCACTATAATATGATACTCAGGAGGCAACATTTCCAAAATGGCTTTATGCAGCTTAGACGGATATGGTTTATCCGCTGCACAAGGAACAAGGACACAACACTTTTTAGAGGGTACAAACTCTCTTAATACAGACAAATAATCAAGAACTTCCTTCCGATGAAAAGAACCATTATTAGTAATAACAAAATCTTTTTTTGCCACCCTTCTCTCCACCACCCACATTTGAGGACTCTTTCTCAACGGCCATTCCATATCTGATTTCCACAATGCATCAACCAACTCAGGTCTGAATCCGGTAAGGGTTTCAAGAAGAGTTCTATCTCTGAGAATTTTTCCCTTCGTTAACTTTTTCTCATCAACCAGACAAATTACTATATCATCATGTTCAAAATAACATTGCCCTCCTTCAACTTCAGCTCCCAACCACCACAGCAACGGAATCCAACACCCCGGAGGATTCTTTATTACCACAGGCTTTTCACTCATATAAACAGATTCAAAAACCTTCAAATATTGTCCATAACGATCCTCGTAAGTAAGACCAGACGGCATTTTAATCAAATCAACGATCTCATTACTATCCATTTCATTTGTCCCCTTTCTACTTATTTTTTCCACAAAGCCATCAACTCATTCCGAGCAGCAACACCAGCCGGAGAACTCTCCAAAAATACCCCCTTCAAAGAACTATAACCCATAATTGAATGCTGTTTCTTAATTCCCCGACAAGCCATACAAAAATGCCGAGCTTCTATTAGGCAAGCCGCTCCAAACGGTTTTAAATACTCCATCAAAGCATTGGTAACCTGCTCACCAATCCGCTCCTGCATTTGAAATCGGCAAGCATAAATATCAAGAAGTCGAGCCAATTTAGATGCTCCAATGACTGGCCCGTTTGGAATATAAGCGATGAAAGCCTGTCCCGAAAAGGGCAACCAATGATGCTCGCATGTCGAATAAAATTCCACATCTTTCATATAAACCAACCCACCAAACTGTTCTTTTTCATCATCAAAAGTTTTAAACACTTCCCGGACATCTTGTTTATAACCAACGAACATCTCCTCCCAAGATCTTATCATCCGATCAGGAGTCTCCTTCATTCCTACTCGACATGGATCTTCCCCAATATATTCAATGAGCCGAACAATATGATCTTGAACCGATGATTCTTTTTCCTCCCAAAAATAGTTGATCCACTTATTTTCACATTTAACATAAAACGTAGGATAAAATTCATGAGGAGTGCTTTCTTTAATATGGATAGATGCAAAATCAAACCTCTGAAATCGAGCACGAGTCTTACCTGAATCAACGACATCATCAACGACAAGAGTATCACTATCAGGATGGTCTGTAATAGGCAAACTCAACTTCTGGGCCAAAGTTACCGCCAAGGGAATTCCTCCTCTCGGAACCCCATAGATAGAAGAATAATTACAATTACAAATTTTATGAGCGAGAATCTCAACATCTTCAAAAAACACAACCGGAGAGTAATAAACATGCTCCACTATTTTGTCTCCTTCCTATTGATAGCTAATGAGATCTTTTCCCCCAACCTTTCTAAATGCTTCCAATCTTTCCTGACAACTTCCGCAAACTCCACAACTCAATGGCTGATTCTTATAACACGTCCTGGTAAGATGATAAGGAACAGGTGGAGACATCGACAATCCAATTTTAAGAATTTCAGTCTTATTCAAATATTGAAATGGAGATTCCAAATGAACCCGATTTCCTGACCCTTGGATCACCGCGGAATTCATTGCAGCAATAAATCCTGCCCGACAATCCTCATAAATTACATGATCACCTCCATGAACTCCTACCATGATAACTTCTGCTCCAATACTCCAAGCGTATCCCATCAGGATAGAAATGAAAATAACGTTTCTTCCGGGTACAACAGTCAGCTTCATACTCTCTGACTCATAATGCCCCTCTGGAATTTCTCCTCCACTTATTAACAGATTTGATTTAAACAACTCCCCAATAAAAGGCAGTTTAACTATTTTCCCTTCTAAACGATAATGCCCCACCAGCTTTAAAGCGGCCTCCTTCTCATATCTTCCATGTTTTGATCCATAATCAAAAAAGACGGGAAACACTTCATCCCCTCTGGCAAGAGAGAAAGCCAGCAAAGTTGCCGAATCCATACCTCCTGACAATCCTGACACGACTTTCATTTGTCCACCCTTTCCTGAACAACAATGTGGGGGAATTAGTTAATTTCCCCACATTGAAAAACTCTGACATAAGTAAAGGGAAAATTCTTATTTTACAAATAAAATCTTTCCCTCAACCACTTTCACCCGGCCCAGCCTTTTCAAAGTTGCAAGAGTGCCAAAATAAGTGGCAGAGTTTTCATTCCACTTGGCCTTCTTCACCTCTTCCATCGTGGTCCCGGTTTTTCCAGCATTTACGATCATCTTTGCAAACTGACTTGCTTTCGATTCTTCTCGAAATCCAAACTGATCCTTCTTTTTCTCTTCCACCGCGGCCTTAGCAATCTTGGCTGGCTTAGTGACCTTAGCTGTCTTAGCAGCCTTAGCGGTCTTAGCAATGGGAGTTTCTTTTCCTCCCATCTTTGCCCGAATCCCTTCAACCTTCAATGCCTCAAGGACATCGATCGTTGCGGAAGTCACTTTATCAGTGGCCTGAAGAAGAGCAACCCCTCCATCATCTTGTCCGGTTGCCACTTCCACCAGATCCTTCTCCAGTTGCTCCATGAACTTCTTCTCTTGATTCTTCAGTGCCACTCCTTTCTCCGTCGACTTGAACTCAGTCACAATCTTCGGATTCAACTCCAAAACCTTATTCAAATCACTTGCCGCCGCCACCAACATCTCTTTTGTTAACTCCTTCTCTTTCATCTCTTTTTCCTCCTTTGGGTTTAGGTTAAATTGTTAACTGCTATTTGACCTTTTACATCTCATTCATACTTGCTCCAAATAATTTTTTTATATAATCTTTTCCAACGATAAATGTTATTTGCTTTTGCATTACAAGGATTACATAAAGTGATCAAATTAAATTGGGAGGAGTTGTTTTTGTTAAAATCGATATGATGTATGGTCAACCTTCTATAATCTCCAGAACAATAAGGATTTTGACATTCGTTATTATCCCTGCTTCTTATAAACTGTTTAAGTCCCTTATTAAAAATTGGAGGGTAAGGTAGGAAAGATACCCCTCCTTGCCAGTTAGGATGTTTCTCACCTTTTTTAGCTTCTGATAATTTTTTTCTATGCTCTTCTGAATGAGGATTAGATTTACCCTTCATAGGACTGGGTTTTCCTTTATGAGAAAGACTTAGCTTTCTTTTAGTTTCTTCGGAATGTTTTCTCCCTTTTTGAGCTTTTGACATTTTTTGTTTTGTTTTTTCTGAACGAAGTCTTTCCTTCATAACTTCCGACAATTTCTTTTTTGTTTCTTCTGAATGAAGTCTTCCTGTCAGAGTTTTCGATATTTTTTGTTTTGTTTCTTCTGACATTTTAAAACCTTTCCTCATAACCATCTCCTACAATCTCAATTCTATACATCTATATTATATAAAAAAAACGAAAAGTTTAAAGGTTTTTTTCACCGAACCGACAACAATTTATGCATCTGGATATTTACCGCTACATCCCATTGAAGGTCTCTGATTAGCCAATCAACCAAATCATGCGGAGAAAGCATAAATTTTGACTCCTCGTCTCTGTCCACATCTCTTCCAAAAATTCCAGCGGCCGGAGAAAAAGCAAAAGAGGCTTTTGACCCTGCCTGCCTTAACCAATTCTTAATTCTAATTGCCTCTTTGTAATCATTTTCACCTTCAATCACGATCTTAATCCAATGACAAGAAGATAAAATATTTGCCATCATTCCTATCTGCATCTTCTCAGGGAATTCCAACTTATAATCAAAAATCCAAGAGAGCCACTTGTCCTGAAAATAAATCAAAGGAGGGACAATGCTACCATTGGTCTCAACTGAAATCTTATAATCATATTTAAGTAACAAATCAATCAATTGAAGAACCCCCTCCATCTGAACCAATGGTTCACCCCCAGTGATGGTAACTTTATGACAACCCAACTTTTGAATCTTCTCAAAAATCTCATCCACCAATAACTCAACTCCCGGAACTTTAGATTGAGGAGTGTCGCACCATCGACAACGAAGATTACACTGAGAGGTCCGAATGAATGTTGACAATCTCCCTTGGCCCCAAGGATTCACTTCTCCATCCACGCTCTGAAAAATCTCTGCAACCTGCATCCTTTTTTCCCTCCTTTTAACAAATTCATTTCCAAATCTTACTCATACTTACTCCAAATAATTTTTCTATATAATCTTCGCCAACGATGTTTATTATTTGCTTTCCCATTGCAAGGAAAACATAAGGTAATTAGATTAAATTGAGAACAATTGTCTTTATCATAATCAACATGATGTATAGTTAATGTTTTGGAAACATCGCTACAATAAGAATTTTGACATTCATTACTATCTCTATTCTTTATAAACTGTTTAAGTTCATTGTTGAAAACTGGAGGATAAGGAAGGAAAGATGCTCCTCCCTTCCAGTTAGGACTTTTATCTCCAATATACCTTCCTCTTTTGACTTCTGACATTTTCCTTTTCGTTTCTTCTGAATGACGCCTTCCTTTCAAACCTTCTGATATTTTCTTCCTTATCTCTGGTCTGCGACTACCGTTGTTAACGCTTATCTTTCTTTTTGTTTCTGGCCTATGAGCCCCATTGTTAATGCTTATTTTTCTTTTTGTTTCTTCTGATACTTTATGACCCTTTAAGATGTCTGACATCTTCCTTTTTGTTTCTTCTGAATGTTTTGATCCTACTTGCATCTCTTTTTCCTCCCTTCCTCCATTAAGAATGGTCGTTCGATGATCCAAAAATAAGACAAAAGCCTGAGTTTGACTAACTTATAAAATCCTCGTTTCTCACGAGGGGTAATACTATTTCCTGCAAAATAAATCTTCATTCTCCTCTTCCAACTTAAAAATAATTTTTCTCGTAATCTCAAGCCACTCCATATAATAGTACGATGCCAGACGACAAAGCGAACCATTTCTCTCAAGAGAAATTCTCTTCAAATTTATTTCTCTCGGTTCAACCAGATTTCCTGCAAAATATATTTTCATCTTAGAGAGTCTCTAAACTTCTTGTAGGCGCTCCATCCTTTACCCGACAACTTTCCCTCACTTTCTTCTTTAATCAAGAAAAAACTGAGCAAACGATTCTGAATCAATTTAAACCATCCTTGCTGACGTCTCTCAGACATCGTGTCACCTGCAAAATAAACTTTCATTTTGTCCACTCACACCAAGAATCTGGAGTTTCATAAAGGCGAATTCTTCTCAACCCTGGCAATCGATCTTTTAAAAGAGCATAAATCCATGCAACAATATTCTCAGCAGTCGGGTTATCAAAGAAATCATTCAGCCACTGATGATCAATTTCTTTGATAACAAGTTCTTGAACAATCTTTTTCAAATCACCAAAATCGGTAATCATCCCCGCCTTCGGCCCTTCATCAATTACAGGCCCCTCAATCTCAATTTCCAAAACAGCATTATGTCCATGCTGATTTTGGCACTTGCCATCATGATAAGGAAGCCGATGGCCATAACAAAACTCAAACCTTTTTGTAACCGTTAAATTATTTCTCATCACTTTTCTCCTTCCTTTTTCACAAGTCGACACGAATCGATATACGGCCTTCCAATCGACAACTGCTGGAGAATCACCACCTCTGCTGCTCGCTCCATCTGACCATGTCTCTTTTTAGCAAGACTCGCCCTCATGATACCAGAAGCTTGATCTTGAGCCGACTGATTGAAGGCAATCCCCAAATCCAATAAATGTTCCTTCTCCTGAGTCTCCCCCCACGATCCCCGCCCAACCTGTTTGCCAGAACGCATAGTATTGGACTGACTCGCCGTTACAACCAGACAATGTTTCTCTTGGGCTAAAGCCTTATGCCCATCCCATATTTGAGCAATGCTAATACGAGGATCGTTTGGAACACTCCACTTCAATTTATCAGCATAGTCAGTAACAATAACAGATGGAATGAATCCTTCATAGTATTCTAAATTATTGAGGTAAGCCAAAAGATCTTCCATTGTATATCGCCGACTTGCAAACTCTACAAGATGAAATCTTCCGGCCTTCTTCAATACCCCACTTCGATCTAACATAGCATGCTTAGCAAGAGCAGAGGTAGGATCAAGGCGATCTCGTTTTCCCGCCACTCGCCACCAAGCAGACACTTCAAACTCTGGCTTCCCCCGACATCGGGAGCAAGGACGATAGCTGGATGGGACATCCCGATAAGCAGGATGAGCACCTCTTTTATCTCCATTATACAAAGCTATGTTGCATCCTTCTTTGCATTCATTAGTTTGATTTTTCTCACAATCAAAAACAGGAATAAGCAACTGTCCATCTAAACTTAACTGATAAGCAGGGATAACCGTCGACGGAGAACCCGTAACAGATTGCCAGATGCGAGGCGCCATCTTTCTATTGCTCATCTCCATACTAAAAAACACGGTATCATAACCCGAGAAAACTGCTAATTGAGAAAGAAGCCAAAGCCACCAAGTTTTACCCACTCCTGACTCTGCCTGCACAGCGGCAAAGAAACCCCGCTCCAACGGACCCGCTGCCTCTCCTAAATCTCCTGGTAATCGAAGAATGATATCGGGATTACTTTCTTCCGGAGTTAAAGCCTCAACAATAAAATCCACATCTCTCAATGGATCAACCCCTTGGCTTCTACGTCGAGCCGGGCGTCGATAACTTCTAACAAACTCTTCTGCCTCTTCTGATCTTCCTCCAATGATTGACTGATGGAGTTTATTCTGAAGGCCTTTTAAAGCAACCAAACGAAAATGTTGCTCTGCTTTATCTAAAACATACTCAACATTAAAACCTCCAACTCGCTCATACTCTTCACTGATCCCCGAAAGAAACTCCTCCAAGACAGCCGCCTCTTCCTCTGGAACCTCCGCCTTATGTTGAAGATAAAGATCTTCTATATGCTTCTCCGGAGGCTTACCATATTTTTCGTGATAATCAAAACACCACTGAGCTACCCGACGAGCGAAATCAGCTTGCAAAGAATCAGGAGAATAAAGAGGACGAATCTCACGAAGGAAACGATCACTAACAATCATTGCCATAATGATCTGTCGTTCCACACGTGTATCAATCGCAGGCTTACGTCGTCGAATATCAGGAGTCGTCATAAAATTATCAAGACCGTTCAGAAAGAGAAGTAATTATCAAGGCATCGTCACAAACTTTTAAATCAATGTCTTCTGCTCCCTTATTAATTGGTAAATCTCCGTAGTTTTTTTCTACAGCCTCTAACTCCTCAATTAAATCTTTAATTTTCATTTAACCCTCCTCATAGGGAATTGAACGAAAAACACCTTTCCAATACCGATTGACAGATATCATAAACTCCTGCCATGCCCAAAAATCAGGCTTAATCATTCCGACATGAATCTGCTCCAAAGCAGAACGAGAAGGACGAATATCTGAAGTCTCCCCTTTCATCCACTTCACATACCCCATGATTAAAGTGTAGGGATCACCACTTCGTCCTCCCCTAAACATCTGACGTGCCCCATAATTACTCCAATCAATATCCTCCAAACATTTTGCTATTCCCTTAACCCCATCAAGATATCGCTTCCAGTCATCCGACTTTACCTGCTTCAAATCAAGAATTCCTTCTTTGACCAAGGCCTCTGTAATATCAGGATATGGATCATGTCCTACTTTGTTTTTTAGTTGGCCAGGAGAATCGTAATAGGCTTGTATAAAAAAACTGGTTTGTGTTCTGGAATTATAAAAGGCATCTGCAACGCTTTTTGGAAGACGGTCTTTACTCTGAGGCCAATAGCCATCTTTATACATATCAGCCAATGGACCTTCGATCGTCCGACAAATTTCTCTGATTGTCCACTTCTTCTCCGCAAATACTTGAAGATTAATCTTATGCTTGTCTAACCACCTCCCGTCCCACTTCCTTCGACTCGGGTCGCCAAAAACCCCATTGCGCATCTGTCCAATAAACTCAGCAATGTGCTTAACCGTCTTGGTGTTGAGTTTTGTATGGGCGTATGCTGGTCCAGGTAATTTATTCCAAGAACAAAGGACAGCATACTCGCCTGTTTGGGGTTTAATAAAATCAGGAAGGATTTTCTTTTGGGAAGATTTATTATCTTTTTTGAAAAAGGGTTCTTCAGAACCCTTTAAAGGAATATTCTTATATTCCTTATTTATTATGTTTTTATCTTTTATGTTTTTATTATATTTATGATTTTCCATGATCCCTTTTATGATTTTCCATAATCCCTTTTTTGAGAAATCATAATAGGAATAAAGATAATCATGAGCAACCTCTATAATGGGTTTGTATAACTCATGATATTCGGTTCTTTCATAAATTCTACGCTCAAAAGTTCCATCTCTTTTTTTAATTTCAATAATTTTAATATATCCATAATCTCTTAGATTTGATAAAAGAAGAGAAGTAGATGTTCTATTACGACCAATCAATTGACTAAGAAACAAATTTGAAGCCCAACAACCTCTACTTGATTTTGAAAGGCTACGGATAAAGCCAAATAAAATTTTTTCTGTTGATGAGATAAAAGGATTAAAAAGAATCTCTCCCGGAATGATTATGGCTGGAAGACTTATTTTTTGTTCGTCTTCATTTTTATATTCTTGAAAGTCTTCTTGAATAGAGTCTGGAAATTTACGTCTTGGTTTATTGAGTGGCTTTAAAACTGACATATTAACCTCCCCGCGTAAGGTTAAAATTGACTTGGGAAGGTGATGCGGGCACCTTCCCAAGTCTGAGGATTCCTGCCCGGCCAAGGTCAGGAATTTTTAAATAGGACCATATTATAAAGGATAACTTTTTAAAACTCAAGAGAAATTTTAAATATTTTTTAAACCTTATAATTTCAATGCCATACGAGTAAAGCGATCGGAGATAGGAGGTTCTATTGGTTTATCTTCTTTCTTTTCGGGCAATCTCCATTTATTAAATTTCAACATATCTGAAAGGGTTAATTGGCTTGTTGTTTTTCCAATTTCTTTAGCAAATTGAACAAGAAGATAATCATTCATTTTCTTCTCCTTTCATCTATCAAGTATCAGTACTGGCTGACCTGTTTTTCTTGCATATCTGATTGTTGCCCAGGTGCCTGATCTAAGCTCTTCCTGAAGAGAAGAAGGTGCTGCAATTAAAAGACGGGTCTCTTGAACAATCTGAATATTTCTTTCTAAATACGGAAGCTCGTATCTGGTAACATCTCCTTTTTTAAATGCTCTTTTAGAAGGGTTAGACGGAGGGTGAATAACAATCTCCGTGTCCTTACTCATGTTCCGGACAATGTCGTGAGCTTCAGAGTCTGCACCTATACAATCCCCGTGATGAAACTCAATCATTTTTAAACTTAAAATCAGTCTTGTGAAACCCGAAATCTGATATTGAGACATCCCTTTCTGTGTCCCCGTAAATCCAATTTTCATTTTCTTACCTCTTTCATAATTTCATCAGATATTTCTTGAGGCATATCCCCACTATCGCAATTCAACGGTTCGAGAATTTCAACCTCCCGCCCCATAGCCCCCAACTCCCAACCCATTCGTTCTGCAGCATTTTGTCCGGGTTCATCCCCATCATAAAGAATACGAATTTCATCAAAGGATTCGGAGAGAAGTAGTAATTGAGAAGCCGTGTATTCAACCCCAAAAGTTGCCACCGATCCAGGACCCAATTTCCAAACTCCAGTCACTCCTTCTACAACCACTCCGGTTCTCCACCGAGCTTTATCTAATCCATAAAGTAATTGTTTATGATGAAGAAGCTCTTGTTCTTTTGGGCATGGCAAATATTTTGCTTTCTGTTTATCAGTAATATCTCGGCTCTGCCAACTAACAGTTTCGCCATGAAAAGTAATCGGAGCGATAATCCGAAAGGCATAGAATCCCCAGTGACGAGTCCCTCCAATGTCCCATTCCCTTTCCAATTGTTCTGGATTGAAACCTCTCTTCAGAAGGTAATTTTTATGAGCATCAATCATCTTCCCATAACCCTCTGGCCATTTCAACTCCTCGGTTTTTTCGTAAGGCTCTTCCTTTAGACCGGACTCAAGTAACTGGCCTGCGGCAATATAATTGAGAAGTATTTTTTTGACTTGTTGTTTGTCAGTTTTAATCAAGGTCTGAATAGTTAGATCGACTGGATGCCATCCACATCCAAAACAAAAGAAATATCCCTTCGTCAGATTGTAGCCAAGATGATAGCCTCCAGCCGACCCCTGATGAAAAGGACAGGTGGTATTGATCCATCCTTGCCGACTATGTTTATGATGACGGGGAGCAATTGGGATTCTAAAATCGTTATATAAATGTATAATGTCAAGAAGCATCACTCTTCTCCTTCTTCCTTATTCTGATTTCGGTATAAGCAGGAGTCGCTCGGGCATCGTCCTTTGGTTTGTCGGGATTGACACATCTCATAAGTTAAATGAGTCTCCCCTTTATCTTTGCAACAGATAGAGTATCCTTCAGGAGTTTTGATAGGAGCTGTTCGAACAAAACGGTTAGTTATCATTTCATCGGCCTCCTTTCTTTTTCATCTTTTCGTTCCTCCTATTTTGCCCCTCGACTAAATCGACTTGTCCGAATCCCTTGAGCTTTCTTTGCCCTCTCCCATGATTCATCAAGTCGTTGTTTCTGAAGAGAAGGAGCATCCTCTTCTAACGATAATGATAAGGGACGATTTATCTTCGAGTGATCAATAGATTCGTGAGGTCCTAAAATACCACTTGTCTCATCGCAAGACTCACAAATATAAATACCACAGCCATGGCATTTATCTTCTTCCCCTGCTCGACCTCCACAAAGGGTGCATATTGCCATCTCCACTCCTCCTTTCCTTTTCCTTCTCTTTCCCCTATATTATATAGGAAATAGAAAATTTTAAAGGTTTTTAGCAAAAACTCCTATTTTAACCCTTGAGTCACCCCCAGACTACCCCCTTTACCCC